ATCCTCGGTGGTGTCCAGGCGTTCTGGACCGAGGAGGCCGCTCCGCTGACCGAGTCGCAGGGCTCCTTCGGCCGCGTGGTCCTGGACGCGAAGAAGCTGACCGCCTACGCCGAGGTCCCGAACGAGCTGTTGCAGGACGCCCCCGCCTTCGAGGGCTACTTCGACGGCACCTTCCCGAAGGCGATCTCGTGGTTCGAGGACGTCGCCTACCTGACCGGCACCGGTGTCGGCGAGCCGCTCGGGTTCATCAACTCGCCGGTCGCGATCCAGCAGGCCGTCGAGTCGGGCCAGTCCGCCGGCACGGTGGTGTGGGAGAACATCGTCAAGATGTTCAGCCGCATGCTGCCGACCTCGCTCGGGCGCGCGGTGTGGATCGCCTCGATCGACACCTTCCCGCAGCTGGCCACGATGGCGCTGTCGGTGGGTACCGGCGGTGGCCCGGTGTGGATCGGCGGCCCGAACCAGCCCGGCGCGGACACCCCGCCGATCTCCATCCTCGGCCGGCCCGTGTTCTTCACCGAGAAGACCGGCCCGCTCGGCACCCCCGGCGACATCAGCTTCGTCGACCTGAGCTACTACCTCATCGGCGACCGCATGGAGATGACGGTCAGCGCGTCGGAGCACTACAAGTTCGCGAACGATAAGACCGCGTACCGCGTGGTCCAGCGCTGCGACGGTCAGCCGTGGCTCAAGTCCCCGCTCACCCCGAAGAACGGCGGCCCGACCCTGTCGCCGGTCGTCGAGCTCGCGGCCCGCTAGCCAACCCGAGCCGGGTCTTCCATCCGGCCTGAGTGCGTCCCACCGCGGCAGTGACGCCCCGCAGAAGAGAACCAAGTCAGGAGTGACTCATGGCAGGAATGGAAGGCCTCGGCCGGGTCCTGAACGTCATCCCGATCGCGGCCGGCGCCGGCATGAAGGTGCGCGGCGCCTCGGCGATCACCTTCGTGTGCACCGGGAACGACACGTTCACCCTCACCGTCGCCTCGAGCTTCGGCGGGTCGTACGCCGCGCCGCAGACCACCGCGATCGGCGGCGGGATGATCCACAACTACTACACGTGCACCGCGACCAACGGCACCGCCGCGTGGGTCAAGACGGCGCTCGCCAACGGCAGCTACGTCAACGCCGTCACCATCGCCTCCGGCACCGTCGCGTTCACCATCTTCACCAGCCAGTTCGCCGACCCGACCAACTACATCAAGTGCTCGGTCGGCTCCGGCGGCCTGGTCACCGCGATCCACCACGACCTGATGGTCCAGCGCACCCCGGCGAACCTCGAAATCCTCGGAGCCTGACATGGCCTCCTACGATTCGGGCAAGTCGCTGCGCAAGCTGCTGTTCGGCAGCAAGGTCGAGGAGCCCGCGGCCGTGCTCCCCGCGACCGGGACCGGGCACATCTTCACCGTCTCCGGCGGCCGCGTCATCGTGACCGGTCTGGTCGGGCAGTGCACCACCGTGTGCACCAGCACCGCGACCACGCTGTCCATCGGCGTCACCCCGACCAGTGGCACCGCGTCCACCACGGGTCTGTGCACCGCCACCGCGATCACCTCGGCCGAGGTCGGGTCGCTCGTCAGCCTGCCGCAGGTCAAGGGCGCGCTCCTGGTGAACACGGTCGCGGGCGGCGCGGTCCAGGTGAACGGGTCGGACGGCTACGTCGTCCAGCCCGGCACGATCGACATCACCACGTCGGCCACGAACACGGGCGCGTTCAAGTGGACGCTGACCTACGTTCCGCTGGACGACGGCGCGACGGTGACGGCGTTCTGATGGCCTTCGAGACGTGCGTGTGCGGTGTCCGGTTCGCGGTGGGCCTGCTGCGGTGTCCGCGCTGTGGTGCGGTCGCCCCGCTGTTCGCCGGCCGCGTGCAGGAGCTGCCCGCGCGCGTCTCGGGGCCGGCGATGCCGGTGCTGGAGCCCTCGTTCAAGCAGCTGCGTGCCGTGGCGAAGTCCCTCGGGTTGCCGGCCGGCGGCACCGCGGCGGAGCTGCAGGCCCGCATTGCCGAGCACCAGCGGACCGAGGCGGGTGACTGACCATGCCGTGGTACCAGCTGCTCGACATCCGCAAGCAGGCCCGCATGGAGTTCGAACGCGACCCGTACGTCATGGGGCCGCCGAGCTCGTGCCCGAACGACGGCACGCCGCTCGTTGCCGGACCGCCGTCCGACCCGGGGACCTGGTTCTGCCCGTTCGACGGCTGGTCCTATCCACGCGACTGGACCCGGCCCGAACCGCCCGCGGGCCTCTACGACGGAATCGCCGAGGCGCCGGGCGCCTACAGCGGACTCCCGTAGCCCGTGCACGACCCAGATGAGCCCTGATGAACCCCGATGACGACGGAAGGAGGTGACAGCCCGATGAAGGCCGGACACGGACACACCAAGAAGCACGCCGGTGGCACCAAGCACGCCGGATCGCTCAAGCACAAGCCGACCATCGCAGCTCTTGAGGCGCGCCTGAAGCTCCACCAGAAACTCAGCGCGGATGATCTGCATCGCCTGCACGAGGCGCACCTGCACGCCGTCGCCAAGCACCACAAGCACCCGAAGCCGGCCAAGTGGTCCCCCTACGCGGACCTGGCGGCCTGCGCGATCGAGGCGCTGGCCGCGTCCCTGCGCCTGACCGGACGGGCTGTTGCCGCCACCGACGTCATCGACCTGTACCAGCATGTTACCGACGACCCGGACGCCGGGATGCGCCTCGACCAGGCCGCCGAGGCCGCGGCCGTCTACGGGCTCGCTGGAGTACGGCTGCTCGACGCGCGCCCGGCCGCGCGCCTGACAGACGGCGTCGTGCTCGGCGTGGACCTCGCCGAACGCCACGCGCTGACTGTTGAGGGGCACGGGGTGTGGACGTGGGGCGAGTGGCGCCCGGCGTCCTGCGGGCTGCTCGCGGGCGCCGATGAGGCGTGGGAACTGACCTGGGCCGGGGCGGTGGCCTGAATGGCCGTCACCGAGCCCTGCTACTGCAGCCGCGAGGACGTCAAGCGCGCGGTGGACATGAAGCAGACCGCGCGCAACAACTGGCAGGTCGACCGGGCGATCCAGTCGGTCAGCCGGAACATCGACAAGCACCTGCACCGCCGGTTCTACCCGGAGGACACCGTCCGCTACTTCGACTGGCCGAACTTCCAATACGCCTACCCGTGGCGGCTCTGGTTCGACCAGTACGAGCTTGCCGCGGTCCCGACCGCGGTGACCACGGGCGGGGTTGCCATCCCGGTCAGCGCGATCAACTTCGAGCCGGTCAACTCCGGTCCTCCGTATACATACATGGAGATCCAGCGGAACACGAACTACGGGTTCGGGTCCGGCCCGACGCCGCAGCACGACATCGCGGTCACCGGCACGTTCGGGTACTGGCTGCAGACGAGCCCGGCCGGGTCGCTTGCCGCAGCGATCTCCTCGGTGTCGGCGACGTCGTGCACGGTGACGGACGGCTCACTCGTCGGGGTCGGCAACCTGCTGATCGTCGATGGCGAGCGGATGCTGGTGTCCGACCGGTCGAACGTCGCGACCACGCAGACGAACTTGACCGGCTTGACCACGGCCAGCGTCAACGACATCACGGGCACCGTCGCCGACGGAACACAGCTGCACGTGGACGAGGTCATCCAGATCGACTCCGAGCGCATGCTGGTCGTCGACGTCACCGGAAACGCGATCACGGTGAAAAGGGCTTGGGACGGGTTCCCGCTCGCCACCCACAACACCGGGTCCACGATCTATGCGCAGCGGCAGCTCACGCTCGCCCGCGGCCAGCTCGGCACCGCCGCGACGACACACCTGAACGGCGCCCCCGCGGTCATCCACCGCGTCCCGCAGCTCATCCGCGACCTCGCGGTGGCCGAGGCGACCAACCGCGTGCTGGAGGAGACCGGCGGCTACTCCGACCCCGAAGGCGAGGGCGCCGGAGCCCTGCACGGCCTTGGTTCCGCGCTGGCCGACCTGTGGGACGAGGCCGAGACCGGATACGGGCGCAAGGCGCGGAGGCGGACGATATGAGCCTCGATATCGTAGGGATCATTGGTGCGGTCGAGTCGCACGCCGCGTCGATCGACGGGATCGAACGGGTCGTGACGAACGAGCCGAAGAACGCTCCCGGCGACGGGATCTCGTGCGCGATCTGGGTCTCAGACATTGAGCCCCTAGGCGTCGCCTCGGGCCTGGACAAGGTCTCCGTCCTGCTGTCCCTGACGGTGCGGCTGATGAAGCCGCTGCTTTCCCAGCCCTACGGGCAGATCGACCCGGACCTGCTCGCCACAGCCGACCGGCTGATGCGCGCCTACGCCGGAGACTTCACCCTCGGCGGCGAGGTGCGCAACGTGGACCTGCTCGGGATGTACGGGAGCAAGATGGCAGCCCACACGGCCTACATGACGCTGGCCAAAGGCTCCTACCGGATCGTGGACATCACCCTCCCGCTTGTGATCAACGACCTGTGGGACGAGGTGGCAGGCTCATGAGCGACGTCACCTTGTCGGGCCCCTTCTTCGACGACCGTGCCTCCGAGTGGACCGCCGAGGCCGTCGGCCACGTGCGCCGCGACATCGCCGACTACGCCCACGAGACCTGGGACGCCGGCATGGAGGCCAGCTTCCGCGTCAACGGCCACGTCTACCAGTCGATGGCACAGGTCAAGGACGACGGCCCGGACACGGTGGTCAACGACGGCTACGGCGAGACGAACGATCTGCCGTACGGCCTGTGGCTCGAGGGCGTTGGCTCGCGCAACAGCCCAGTAACGCGCTTCCCGGGCTACCACAACCTGCGCAACGCCTATGTCGTGACCGACCGGGCCGTCCCCGACATCGCGGCGCCGCGCATCGACGCCCTGACCGACCGCATCAACACCGAGTGAGGACGACGTGACCACCATCAACCCGCAGACGGCCACCCTTGCCAGCGTGGCCTCGTCCGCCACGTCGGTGCAGCTGTTCGCGGCGGCCGGGAGCGTGCGCGGGCGCACCATCTTCAACGAATCCACGGCCGTGCTCTACGTCGCGTTTGCCGCGACCGCGTCCACGAGTGCATACACGGTGCAGGTCGCTGCCGGTGGCTACTACGAGCTGCCCGGTTCGCCCTACGGCGGCGTGGTCTCCGGCATCTGGGCTTCGGCCAACGGCAACGCTCGACTGACGAGCTGGTGACCTGATGCCCTACTACCCGCCTCCGAGCAGCGCGACTCAGCCGCACCAGTTCGACGTGACCAAGCAGGGCGCGAAGGGCGACGGCCAACTGTCGAACACCGGCGCGACCAACGGCACCACCACGATCACGATCGCCGAGTCGGCCTTCGCGGCCGGCGACGTCGGCAAGGTCATCATGGTCAAGAACGCGCTGCAGAACCAGACCACGACCGGCCAGACAACCTCCGTCGGCACCATCACCACCGTGAACAGCGCGACCTCGGTTACTGCGACGTGGAACACCACCCCCACGCTCACGGCGTCCGGGCTGCAGGTGCTGTGGGCCACCGACGACACGGTCGCGATCCAGGCCGCGATCGCGGCGGCGAGCGCGTACGCGGGGACGCACGGTGTCGCCGCCGAGGTGTTCTTCCCGGCGCCCGCGGGCCTCTACTACGGCGTCGGCGGTGCGCTCAAGTCCACCGACGGTACCAACGCCGTGTTCAACTCGCAGCTGACGATCCCGGTCAACGCCGAGCACAACCCCGGCATCACCCTGGTCTTCCGCGGGGTGGGCGGCGGCGGCCAAGCCCGCTACTGGAACACGCAGTACCCCGGGTTCGCCGGCTCCGCGCTCGTCAGCTTCGGCAACTTCGCCTCCGCTGGCGCGCAGACCACCTCCATCACCGGCGGGGGCAACCCCAGCGTCATCGGCGGCCCCACCGGCAAGAACGCCTACGGCGTCGGCACCCCGACACCGCTGTACTCGAACGTGTGCGTCGAATTCCAGGACCTCTCGATCCTCAGCACGCACTCGAACGCGGCGTGGACGTACGGCGCGGCCAACATGTTCGGTGTCGCCCGGTTCCACGCGAGGAACTTCACCTACGGCTCGACGGGCGTGATCGAGCTCTACAACGGCAACAGCGGCGACTTCACGAACGTCACGCTCCTGAGCGGCGGCGTCTCGATCGGGCTGCTGATGCCCTCGAACGGCAACAACGCCAGCAACTACCTGAACAACGTGGTGTGTAACGGCGGCTACACCTACGGCCTGGTGGCGATGGAACATACCGTCGGCAACGACGTGACGATCCTGTACTGCTGGTCGGGGATCTGCCCGTGCGGCAACTATGCCGACTCCGGCAGCAACGCCGTGAGCGCGCTGCACGCCTCGTGGTTCGACCAGTTGTGCGTCGAAGCGTGCACGTACCACGTCAACGTGTTCGGCGCGGGGGCGTCCGGCATCGGCCCGATCTTCCACGCGGTCATCGACACGGAAGGCACGATCCAGCTGCGGGACAACCCGAACAACGGCACCGCACTGGCCGCAGCGCTTGGCGAGATCCGCTTCACCGGCTCGCCGAGCACGATCACACCGACGTTCGCGACCGGCATGCGGATCATCAAGCAGCAGAACCTTCCGGGCGTTTCCGCCTCCCCGCCTGCCCTGACCGCGTCCACCGCCGTCATGAACAGCCTGTGGCGTCCGGCGACCGTATACCTCGTTGGCGGCACGACGGTCACCACGGTCCAGGTCTCCGCGCTCGCTGGCAGCGGCACCGCCCCGACCGTCAGTACCGTCGCCGACTTCACCGCGGCCGGCACGATCTCGACGCCGTTCCCGGTCCGGCTCGGCCCGGGGCAGTGGATCAAAGTCAACTGCGCGTCGCTGCCGACTGCCACATGGGTCCTGGACTAGGGGGCGAATCATGATTGTGACTATTACCCCGACCGTGATGGACGGCACCGTCCTGCGCTGGTATGCCGCCGACGACGACACCGGCCGCCACCCGGTGATGAGCGTCTCGCGCAACCGCGTCGCGGTCTACGACCAGGGTCTGGTCACGCCCGAAGGTGCCCTGGCCGCGGCTGAGGCGCATGCCGCGCTCAGGTGCGACCGGTACGCGGACGTGCGCCGGTACGCCACCCACTACCGGACGCGGCGTACCGGCCTCGTCCCGATCACCAAGGCAGGTGACTGACCATGGCCAAGTCGACCGGCCTCGGCAACCGCTTCTACTTCGGCGGCTACGACATCTCCGGCGACACCCAGTCGCTAGGAAAGATCGGTACGGGCGGCAACAAGACCATCGACCTGACCGGTATCGACAAGTCGGCGTTCGAGCGCGCGCTGGGCGAGTTCGACGGCCAGTGGGCCTTCACGGTCTACTTCAACAAGACGAATGCGCACGTACCGCTCTCGGCGCTCCCGCGCACCGACGTGCAGGGGATGTTCGCCATCAGCCCGACGATCGGCGCCGATGCCGCCTGCATGGTGGCGAAGCAGACCGACTATCCGCCTACGCGCGCCAACGACGGATCGCTGACCATGGCCGTATCCGCTCAGTCGAACGGGTTCGGCTACGAGTGGGGCAAGCTGCTGACGGCCGGCGTGCGCACGGACACCGCGGCAACCAGCGGCGCCAGCTTCGATTCGGGCGCCGGGGTCACGGCCCCGTCGGTGCCGGCCTCGGGAACGCCCGTCACCAACCCGTCGCCGATGCCTGCGACTGTGGTGATTTCGGGCGGCACGATGTCGAACGTCGTCATCAACGGCGTTTCGGTCGGCACCGGGGCCGGGACGTACACGCTGCCGCAGGGTGCCACGATCACGCTGACGTACACGGTGGCCCCGACGTGGACCTGGACGGTGAGCACCGCGTTCGGCGCGCAGATGTATCTGCAGGTCATGGCGTTCACTGGTACGGACGCGACGGTCACGGTCCAGGACTCGGCCGACAATTCGACCTTCACGAACATCGCTTCGGCCAGCTTCGCCCAGGTGACCTCGGCGCCGCAGGGACAGCGGATCGCGCTTTCGAACTCGGCGACGGTGCGCCGGTACCTGCGGGTGGCGACGACGACGAGCGGCGGCTTCTCGAACCTGCAGTTCGTCGTGATGGTGAACCGCAATCTGGCGGCAGGGGTGGCGTTCTGATGCTGAACCGGATCGCGCCGCAGGGTCGGCCGGAGGACTACCAGACCTTCCAGGTCACCACCCCGCGCGACGGCGGCGTACTCACGGCCTGTCCGCAGGCTGGCTGCCGGTTCTACCGCGAAGGCTGGCAGTCGATCGTTGACGAGCGCACGCCGCTAGGCCGGGCGCAGGCCCACTACTTCCGTCACCAGTCGGGGCGCACGATCACCCGCGAGCAGAAGACCGCCGACGGCCAGACGGTCTTCGTGTTCGCGGCGCACCAGCGCTGCTTCCAGGAGCACTACACCAAGCCCGAGATCTACGTGGTGAGCGGTGGTGACTGGCGGGGCAATCCAACCGGCGCCTTCCGGCAGCACGCGAACGCAGCGGACTGGGTGGAGGACTTCGGTCTCAACCAGCAGAAGCTGGCCGACCAGGCCCGACAGGGCATGTACTAGAAAGGATGTAAGGACATGGCTAAGGCTACTGGTCTCGGCTGGACCACGCTGAGCGTGGACGACGCGTCGAACACCCAGCAGGCGATCAAGAACGACATCAACGACGTGAAGATCTCGACCCCGATGGCCGTGATCGACACGACCGGAATCGATAAGTTCGCGTTCGAGCGGCTGCTCGGCCTCGCGGACTGCTCGGTCACCCTCGACGGCACCTTCAACTCCGCGGCCAACATGAGCCATGCGGTCTTCAGCACCGTCCCCAGCACCCGCGTGGCCCGGCTGACCACCATGGTCGTCAACGCCGCGACGCTCTCCCCGACACTGCTCTACACCGACTACGCGCTCACCCGTGCGACCGGCGGAGCGCTGACCTGGCAGGCACCCGGCGTGCTCAGCAACGGCACCGCGCCGACGTGGAGCTGACGTGACCGACTTCGAGCTCGAGGACGACGAGTACCACCTGTTCTTCGAGGACCCCAAGTACAACGGCCTCGAGGTCGTCATGGCGGACATGTCCCTCGAGGACGCCCTGGAGCTCGACGAGGCGCGCTTCGCGGTTCCCGAGACGATCGCCGACATCAAGAAGCAGGCCCGGACGCTCGCCGAGCTCATCGGCGAGCGGCTGGTGTCGTGGAACCTGACCAAGAAGGGCGTCGCAGTCCCCGCCGACGCGAAGGGGCTACTCCAGCAGAAGCGGGGCTTCCTCGACGCGGTCGTCGGAGCCTACGTGCAGGCGCTGCGAGGCGTCCCGGCCCCTTTGGCGCTCGGCTCGAGCGATACCGGCTCGAGCTCGAACGATGGCTCGCCCTCGGACCAGGTGCCGCCGATTCCGATGGAACCGTTGTCCGAGCCCCAGTAGAACCCGTGGAGCTCCGGCACGCCCGGTTTGTGCTGGAGACCTGCGAGAGGTACGGCACGCTGCCGTGGCCCGGCTCGCTGATGCAGCAGCCGGCGCGGTTCCTGCGCCTGCAAGAGATCGTCCGACTAGGCACACCGGAGAGGAGGACCGCCGCAGATGGCTAACGTGATCGAGATCCGCATCAAGGCGGCCTCCGACACCGATGCTGCGTACGCTGCGGAGACGGCGAAGGCCGCGGCAGCCGGCCGGGACGCCTCGGCCGCGTACTCCTCGGCGGTGGCCTCCCATCTGCGGACAGAGGGTGGCGCGGACATTGCGCAGTCCCTGTCCGCGTCCCTCGCCGGCGCCACGAGCTCGGTGCGCGGGGACGCTGGGGGCGAGATCGCCGATGAGATCGTGGATTCGATCTCGGACACGATCGGGAAGGACCTGCCGCCGAAGATCCAGGATCCGATCAAGAAGTCGGGCACCGTCTCCGGGACCGTGTTCTCCTCGGCGTTCCAGGGCCAGCTCAGTCAGGGCCTGTCCAGCAGTGGCGTGGCCGGGATGGCTCAGCAGCAGGGCCAGAAGTTCTCCGTGTCCTTCGGCCAGGGAGCGAAGACCGGGATCGCGGACGCGAACCTCGCTGGCATCGTCGGCGACGCCTTGGGCGATGGGCTTGCGGATGCGGTCCCCGACGACGTGCTCGCTCCCGACAGCCCGGCTGGCGAGAAGATCCGAGAGAACTCGAAGAAGACCGGTGAGGCCGCGGGCAAGGATATGGGCGACGCCATATCCCCGCTGCTGACCACCGCCATCGTCGGCGGCTTGTCGGCGGGTGCGCCCCTGATCCTGGGTGCGTTCGGCGGCATCATGGCCGGGGTTACTGCGCTGGCGCTGAAGAGCAACGTGGTGATCGCGCACGACTTTGCGGCGATCGGTTCGACTGCGCAGGCGGCCCTTACGCAGGCTGCGGCGCCGGCCGCGGGTACTCTGCACCAGGCGTTGATGAGCGTCGAGACGACCGTGCAGAACCTGACGCCGCAGCTCAAGGGAATGTTCGTCAACGCGGAACCGGACATCACGGCCGTGGCTTCCGGGATCGGCGCGTTCGCCACGAACATCCTGCCGGGGATGTCGGCGGCCCTGGCCAACTCGCAGGGCATCGTCGCCGACCTCGGCCAAGCCCTGGGTTCGCTGGGCTCCGGTGTGGGCGGCATGTTCGAGGGCCTGACCCGGGACGCTTATACGACGGGCGCCGGGATGGAGTCGCTGCTGGGCACCGTGGGGCATCTGGCGTCCACGCTGGGCTCCGTGCTGGGGTCGGCTGCGTCGGTGGGTTCTACGGCGCTGATGGGCCTAGACCCGGTGCTCAACACAACGCTGTCTCTGGTGCAGAAGATCGCCAGTCCGGGTGTGGTCGGCGCGGGGGCCGGGCTGTTTGCTGCTTTCAAGCTGGACTCGTCGATCTCGGGTGGGCTCAAGAGCGCCGCTGACGGGGTCTCGACGCTCGCGCTCAAGTCGATGGACGCCGAGGGCGTGTTCGGGAAGATGTCTGGCGCCCTGGCGGGGACGTCGTCCGCGCTGGAGAAGGGCGCGTCGGTCATGTCCGGCCCGTGGGGCCTGGCAATCGGTGCCGGCGTGGGGCTGGTGACGGGCCTGGTCGGGTCGCTGATCAACGCGTCGCATGCCTCGGACGCGCTCACGCTGTCGCAGCAGGGGCTGCAGCAGGCCGTGGCACAGGACCAGGGGACCATCGGGACCGCCACCGCGGCGTACGTCGCGGCGCAGGCCCAAGCCGACGGGCTGGCCAAGTCCGCGGCCGACGCGGGCGTGTCGCTGGAGACCTGGACGCAGGCGGTGATCGGGAATAAGAACGCTCAAGCCGCGGTGACCGCGGCGGTCAACACGACGAACCAGATCATCCAGAACCAGAAGGCAGCCACCGACGATGCGGCGCGCTCGAGCGGGAAATTCTCCGGCGAGCTTCAGGATGCGACCACCTCGGCCCAGGACGCGGCGGCGGCGAACAACACGCTCACGGGCCAGAACCAGCAGCTGATCAACAGCATGCATGCGCAGACCCAGCAGATCACGCAGGCCGTGCAGAAGCAGGCGGACCTGACCGAGGCGACGAACATCCTGACCAACTCGACGGACATCTTCGGCGCGTCGCTCAACGCCTCCTACCAGCAGCTCGTCTCCTCCTCGCAGCAGTCGGCGCTGAACACGGTCGCGGCGATGAACCTGGGGGACGCGAACGTGGACCTGTCGCAGAGGCTCTACAACTCCGTCTCTGCGTATTCGCAGGCCACTGCTGCCGCTCAGGGGTACAGCGCGGTGCTCACGTCTCTGAACGGCACGACGATGAGCGTGGATCAGGCGCAGAACACGCTCGCGCAGCAGATGATCGAGGCGAAGAAGTCGTTCAAGCAGAACAACGAGTCCCTCGACCTTTCGACGCAGGCCGGCGTCAAGAACCGGGAGGCGCTCGTCTCGGCCGCTCAGGCGATCCAGGCGCTGGGTGATGCCGAGTACCAGAAGACCGGTTCCATCACGGACGCGAATGCGGCGATGAAGAAGCAGGAGGACGCGTTCATCGCGGCGACGGGCGCGACGGGGAAGGCGAAGACCGCGATCGAGCAGTACATCGATCAGCTGTTGAAGATCCCGTCGTCGGAGACCACCACCATTACGCAGGTCTATACGACTAAGGGCGGTGAGGTGCGCAGCACGGGCAGCGGCGCCCGTGGCGCGTACGCGATGGGCGGCGTGGTCTCGACCGCAGCGACGGGCGGCAACCGTGGTGGCCTCGTGCAGATCCATGAGCACGGGACCGAGCTGGTGCGCCTGCAGAACGGGTCCACGGTGATCCCGCATGCGAACGTCGAGTCGATGGCCGCGACCGGTCAGCTCGGCGGCCAGATCGGCAATGTCGGGCTCGAGGTCAGTTTCGGCGGCGACCTGGACGGGGCGTTCGCTACGTATTTCATGAAGCTCGTCCGTGACGGGAAGATCCAGATCAAGCAGAAGGCGATCGTGCGATGACCGCGTGGATGACGCTTCCCCAAGGCCCTGTCGTCGCCGGCCAGTCCGGGCACATTAATGACTCCAACCTGGTCAAGACGGACCTCATGACGCTGTGGGGCGCCGCGAACCAGGCCGTGGTCAACGTGTGCGCGCCGCCGTACAACGCGGTCGGGGACGGGGTGGCGGACGACACGCTGCCGATCCAGAACGCGCTGAACGCCGCAGCCGCTGGGTCGATCGTGCAGCTGCCGCCGGGGACTGTCTCAGTCTCCTCGCCGCTGACGGTGCCGCCGCAGGTGCAACTGCAGGGCTCGCACTCCTCGCACATCGACTCCACCTCGGCGTCGGTCATCAAGCCGACGGCCGGGTTCACGGGCGCCGCGGTGATCCTGCTGGTGGACCAGTCCACGGGCGGCTATGCGATCCCCTCGACACAGCAGTCGATCCGGATGCTGACGATCGACGGGTCGAACCTGTCGGGGTCGACGATCGACGGGATCCAGTCGCAGGGGTTCGTGCACGGCGTCGTGATCGAGGACGTGCAGATCCGGTCCATGCCGAACCATGCGATCGCCATGGTCAGCAACGGGTCCGGCTTCGGGTACTCGTGGCGCGGGACGCGGATCCTGGCGAACAACTGCCAGGGGTACTCGTACTCGATCGGCGGTATGACGGACTGCACGTGGATCGACCTGGAGTCGATCGGCAGCGGGAAGTCCGGGTTCCTGCTCAACGCGCAGCCGTCGAACACCGTGTTCACCAACTGCCGGTCGGAGTACTCGAACCAGAACGGCTTCGAGTTCACGGGCGCGTGGACGGGCAGCAACACGGGTGGCGGAGGCTGTCAGCTGATCGGCTGCTCGACCGACGGGTCCAACAGGAATGGGATCCTGATCACGGCGACCGGCGACACGCCGCTGTCGATCATCGGCGGGTACTACCGGCGCGACGGCGCGAACGTCATCGCAGGCGGCGGCGGGTACGCCGGGATCCAGTGCACCGGCTCGACGATCCCGGTGTCGATCACGCAGCCTACGGTGCTGACCGGGCTGGCCAACTCCGGCGCCGGCCAGACGACGCCCGGCCCGCAGTACGGCGTCGCCATCACCTCGACCTCCTCGAACCTGTCGGTCAACGGCGGCGTCATCTACGGCAACACCACGGCCTGGTTCGACGACGGCAGCAACAGCGCCATCAGCCGCGGCGCGAACCTGCTCGAGCGCGTGGGCGGCCAGACCGGGTACACCTCGGCCTCCCACGGCCTGCAGTCCTCGCTCACTGGGGTCACGTGGGACTCAGGACCGTCGAGCACGGTCATCTCGCTGCTGCAGAACAACCTGACGCCGGAGGAGATCGGCTACATCCTCGGCACGGTGCCGACCGACGCACTGCAGTCGACGCAGACGCTCGTCTCCGGCACGGTCTACCTGGCTCGGGTGGTCGCCCGCCAGTCGAAGACGATCAGCAACCTGACGCTGTGCCAGACCACGATCGGCTCCAGTCTGACCGTGGGACTGGCAGGGATCTACAGCGCGGCCGGGACGCTGCTGCAGAAGACCGCGGACCAGTCGACGAACTGGTCGACGGGCTCGCCGCCGCTGACGCGGACGATGGCGCTGGCGAGCTCGCAGGCCGTGGTGGCCGGGCAGTACTACTACCTCGCCGTCGTCTCGGTGTTCACCGGCACGGCGCCCGTGTTCATGCGCACGGGTGGCACGTCGGCGACCGGTAGCTTCATGAACCTGGGTGCGGCCGCGGGTTCGCCGCGGTGGGCGACGCTCGCGGGGCAGTCGACGCTGCCGTCCTCGATCACCCTGTCCTCGACGTCGCTGGCCGCCTCCTGTATGGGGGTGTTCGCCACGTGAGCTACTCCGACATCTACTCGGACATCTACGGTCCGGCGTTCCCGCAGTCGCAGCTGGACCTGCGTACCGAGCTGCTGCTCGGCGGGGTGTGGACGGACATCTCGAAGCTGGTCTACCAGCGTGCCGGGACGACTATCACTTACGGCCACGCGGACGAGTCGTCGCAGTTGCAGCCGTCGACGGCGCCGATGCAGCTGAACAACCGGTCGGGGAACCTGTCGCCGCGCAACCCGTACGGGCAGTGGTTCGGGCTGCTCGGGCGCAACACGCCGCTGCGCCTGTCGACCCCGGCCGCGTCGTCGTATCTGCGACTGGAGAACGACGCCGTCTCCTACGCCACCTGCCCGGACCGTTCGACGCTCGACATCACCGGCGACATCGACGTGCGCGTCGAGATGCGCCCGACGAACTGGGCGTCGGCCGCGCTGGCCTCGAAGGCCACGGTCTTGACGAACCAGGAGTCGTGGCTGTTCCTGATGAAGTCGACGGGCCAACTCGAGTTCGCCTGGTCCCCGGACGGCACGATCGGCAGTACGAAGCTGGTGGTCTCGACGGTGGCGATCCCGGTCGGGCGGATCGCGGTGCGCGCGACGCTGACGGCGTCCACGGGCACCGTGACGTTCTACACCGCGCCGAGCCTGTCCGGGTCCTGGACCCAGTTGGGCGCCCCGGCGTCCGGCACGTTGGGCGCGCCCACGACTATCTTCTCTTCCAGTGCGCCGGTCCAGCTGGGATACAACGTCAACGGGGGGACCAGCGGCTTCCAGGGGCAGATCTTCGGGTTCCAGCTGCGCAGTAGCATCGGTGGGACGCTGGTGGCCAGTCCGGACTTCACCGCCCAACTGGCGGGAACGACGAGCTTCTCCGACGCGCAGGGCAACCTGTGGACGATGGCGGGCACCTCGGAGGTCTCCAACCGTCGCTACCGGATCCACGCGGAGGTCCCGGCGTGGCCGCCGCGGTGGGACAACACGGGCCAGGACCAGTACGTCCCGGTGGAACCGGCGGGCCTCACACGCCGACTGACGCAGGGCACCCCGCCAGCGCAGTCCGCGCTCTACCGGGCGTACGCGACGCTCTCCGGGTCCCTGGCGCCGCTCGGCGGGCTGCTCGCGCCGGTGGCGTACTGGCCGTGCGAGGACGGTTCGGGCGCGACCTCGCTCGCCTCGGCGCTGCCCGGCGGTTCCCCGATGGCCGTGACCGGCACGCCATCGCTGGCTTCGGGCAGCGGATTCGTGTGCTCGCAGGCCGTTCCGGTGCTAGCTGGCTCGAGTTGGCGCGGCCAGGTCGCGACGGGCTTGTCGTGGCCGGCGAACACGTTCCGGTTCCTGATGCAGGTACCCGCGGCCGGCGACACGAACGGAGCGATCCTCGCCCGGATGTACACCGGCGGCACGGTCGCGCGGGTCGACGTGGTCTACAACTCTGGCGCTTCCGGATCGCTGACGGTGAACTGCTACAACTACGTCGGCACGCTGACCGGCACGGCGAACCTGTCCGGGTTCACGCTGCCGTCCGGCGGCTCTGGCGGCTGCAACAGCTGGCCGATGCGGATCGGGGTGGACCTGCAGCCGTCCGGCGGCAACGTCGTGGTGACCCTGTCGGGGTTCATCGCCGGGGCGTCGGGGCTGGTGTCGATCCCGGTCACGGTCTCGAGCGCGACGATCGGCGCTGTGACCTCGGTCCTGATCAACCCGGGCGGCGCGCTGACGCAGACCGCGGTCGGGCACATCACGATCCAGCGGATCTGGGACTCCCCGTTCGACCTGGCGGCTGCGCTGAATGCGAACTTCGGTGAGACCGCTGGGGCGCGCTTCGTGCGGCTGTGCACGGAGGAGGGGATCGCCTCGCGGATCGTCGGGTCGCCGGACGACACGGTGCCCATGGGCTACCAGCCGCCGCTCGCGTTCGTCCCCCTGCTCCAGCAGTGCGAGGATGCGGACAGGGGGCTCCTGTTCGAGCCGAAGCAGGTTCTCGGCTACGGCTACCGGACCCGCGCGTCGATGTGCAACCAGGCCGCGGCGGTCGCCCTGGACTACGCGCTGAGCCAGCCGTCGATGCCGTTCGAGCCGACGGACGACGACCAGTACACGGTCAACGATGCGGTCGTCACCCGCTCGTCGGGCACCGTCACCGGGTCCTCGGCGCGCCAGTACACGGGCAGCGGCCCGGAGTCCGTTCTCTCGCCGCCGTCGGGGGTCGGGGACTACGGCAACGCTTACTCCCTGAACCTGGCCACCGACGGCCAGGCCGCGCAGGAGGCCGGGTGGATCGTGCACGTCGGGTCGGTGGACGAGCCGCGATACCCGGCGATCACGGTAGACCTGACGCGGCCTGCGAATGCGTCGCTCGTCAATGCGGCCCAGGACGCCGAGGTCGGGGACCGGGTCACGGTGGCGAACACGCCGACGCAGCTGCCCCCGGACGGGGTGAGCCAGCTCATCCGCGGCGGCACCGAGGCGCTGAACGGTTTCCAGCTGACCGAGACGTGGGTGTGCGTACCCGAGTCGCCCTACCGGGTCGGGGTGTACGACGACGCCACGTTCGGCCACTACGACACGGACGGCTCGAGCCTGTTCTCGCCGGTCACCGCCGCGGCGGTCACGTTGAAGGTGGCGACGCTGAACGCCGGCTCGCCGTTGTGGACCACCAACGCCGCGGACTTTCCGTTCGACATCGAAGCGAGCCCGGCCGGGACGTCCGGCGAGCGCATGACGGTCACGAACATCACCGGTGCCTCATCACCGCAGACGTTCACGGTGACGCGCGCCGTGAACGGCGTCAGCCGCTCCTGGCCGGCCGGGACCGATATCCGACTCTTCCAACCCGCCGTCTACAGCCTCTAGGAGCCCTGCGATGCCATCGACCACACCGGCCGCCGGGGCCCGGATCAAAGCCGCGAACACCCCGGCCCCGTACGTCGTCTCGGCGGCGTGCTCGAGCAACCTCTCGACGTCCAGTTCGACGGCCGCAGACCTCGTCGGCGCGACGGTCACGTTCACGACCGCGCAGGCGAACGCGACCGCGATGGTTATCGGCGTGTTCGACGTGACGACGTCCTCGACCGGCGGCAACGGCGTCGGGACGTGCGTGGTGGACAGCTCGACGCAGTCGGGGCAGGCGATCCACGCGCTAGCGACGTCGAACGACCGGGACACGGTGTCGCAGACGTGGAACATCACCCTGTCGTCCGCCGGGTCGCACACGATCAAACTACAGGGCGCGGCCACCTCGACCGGGACCGCGCTGTTCGGCAACACCCACTCGACGATCACCGTGCTCGTCCTGGACTGGTAGGAGGGATCAATGCACGAATGGCTCGACTCGTGGTTCGCGTGGCCAGGCGGCGGCATCTGGTCCAACGTCGCGGCGTCCGCGCTCACGACCGGCGTGGGCCTCACGTGGCACCACCGCAAGATGAAGCAGCACGTGACGGCCGCCGTCCAGCAGGCCGCGACATCGAAGGAGTCCGATGACCATCGCGTATGACTACTCGGGCGGCCGCATTCCCTCGGCCGCGCTCATCGCCGCCGGCGTGCGCACGGTGATGCGCTACGTCTCGACGCCCGGGAACCCGAAGAACATCACGAAGGCCGAGTACGAGGAACTCACCGCGGCCGGCATCACCGTCGGCCTGGTGTATGAAACCACGGCGTCGTGGATGCTCGGTGGCTACTCGGCCGGCCTCGCCGCGGCGCGTTCGGCCAGGGTGCAGGCGACCGCAGTCGGCTACCCGGCTGCGCACCGGATTTGGTACGCCGCGGACTTCGAGGCGAGCGCCGCTCAGATCTCGACGGTCCTCGACTGCCTGAACGGCTGCGCCGCGGCGGACGGCGGCCGGGCGGCCGGGCTGGCCGACATCTACGGCGACTACGACGTGGTCGAGAAGACGTTCGCTGCCGGGTACACCGCGCCGTGGCAGACCGCTGCGTGGTCGCAGGGCAAGCGCTCGAACCACGCGGTGCTCTACCAGACCACGATGCAGACCACGTGCGCCGGCGTCCAGGTCGACATCAACGAGGTGCTCGCGCCTCTGTTCTCGTCCCCGCCGGCGGCGAAGCCGGCCACCACTACCGAGGAGGATCTCGACATGATGTGCATCAGCGTCCCCAACAGCGCGACCGTGGCGCCCACCGACGCGAAGGACCGGCAGGTGTGGCTGCTCTCGCCCATCGCGTACGTGCACCTGGACTCGCCGTCGTACGCGTCGCTGATGGAGCAGGGCGTGAAGACGGCGCACTGGACGTGGGCGCAGCACCAGGCGATGCTCGCGGCCACCAGCCACGCTGCCTGACGCAGGACGCTGAAACCACAGGGGGTCGCCATGATCGGAGGTGAGCGTGAGTGAGGCACTGCCGCGCACAGAGTTCGACCTCTACCGCGGGGGAACTGACCGTCGCCTGGACCGGCTCGAGGACCGGCTCGACCACCTCGACGACGCGCTCGAAGACGCTCTCCGGGATGTGGCCAAGCAACGGGAAGGCGACCTCAAGGCGGGGACGGACGCGCTGGCGAAGGCCATCGCGGACTACGACAAGCGCCGCAAGGAAGAGCTTCAGTCTCAGCAGACAACTCGGGACCGGTCATGGCAGCGAACATTCGGCATAGCGGCCACGTTGGGCGCCCTGGTGGCGGCGTGGTACGAAATCCTCAGTCACATCCGCTGATGCTGTTCTGGCGGGCGCATGGCCGTACGACGGCCTGGTGGTCGCTGGCGACGGCGAGCGCGGCGACGGCGATAGCGGCGGCGCAGCTGCTCGGCGCGCCCGCGGCTGGGGTGGGTGCGACGTCGCCCCCGGTGCCGCCCTCGTCGTCGAGCTCGGCGGCAGCGCCGGCACCGGGAGTGGGTGTGTCCTCGACGCCCCGGATCGTGGAAGCGGGTTCGCAGCCGTCACACCGGGTGCCGGTGCCGTCGCAGTCGCCGTCGGCGCCGTCGACCAGTTCGAGTCCGCACCCGTCGCCGGTGCGCAGTAGCGCCCCGCACCCGACGGTGTCGGGCGGGGGCGCGTCTGCTGGCGGCGTGTCGGTCGCAGTGGATGTGCTCGGCGTCCGCGTGGCGGTCGGGCTCAGGTTCCGGTGACGACGAAGCGCCCCGTCTCTCGCGGGAGTGGGACGCTTCGTTTGTTCCGTGGTCAGGCGGAACCTGCCTGCTCGGCCTGTTCGGCCACTTCTCAGCTCTCCGCGCTGGCGGCGACGTGGGCGTTCAGCCAGCAGTCGTAGCACATGTCGCCGTCGTCGCCGCGCAGGGGGCGCCCGCATTCGGGGCACTCCAGGGGCAGCTTGTCTGCGGTTTCCCACTCGTCGGCGTGGGTGATGACGTGCTTGATGTGGTCGTTCATGTCAGGCTCCTTCGTATCCGTTTCGATCTGGTCGGGCTGCGCGGGCGCCGGTTCCCGGGGAGACGGGCGCCGGTTCCCACGCGGCCCGGTCAGGTCTCGTTGAGCACCTGGGTGAGTTGAATGCGCAGGTCGCAGATCTGCTCAACCTGCTCCGTCAGGATCTTGTACAGCGGGTCCTCGCGGGGGGTGCGCGCCTTCCCGTCGACGATGTTCTTGCCGCGGTCCCGGAGGGCTTCGTCGAGCAGGATCGCCTGGTCGTGGGTGAGGTTCAGCGGGCTAGTCTTCGGGGCGGTTTCGGGGAGGCTCATTGCCATCTCCTTAGTCAGTCGCTTAAGTGGCTTGCCACTTATGACTATGGCACGGCGCCCTAGAAATGGCAAGCCACTTGTGCGATGATTCCTGCCATGGCCGACCGACACCGAGACCCACCCCTGACCGTCCGGCCACCAGCCGAAGTCCTCGGGAGCGCTCAAGTCGTCCTGGCTGACCGGGGCGTCGAGATGCGCGCTTTCGTGTCCGCCTGCCTCTCCGCGCTCGCTGCCGACCCCGACGGCGTGCTGCGGTCGCTGGACGGACACTGGCCGCCGGAGAAGCCGCGCGGTCGGCCACGCGCTACCTGACGGCGCGCCAACGCGAACGGCCCCTCCCGGTCGAGCGGGAAGGGCCGTGCGCTGCCTCGTAGCTGAAGCAGTCTACGCCGCGACAGCCCGGGGCCTAACTCGGATTGCCGGTGTTGGCTGCACGACGTACAGGGGCGCCTGCCCCGGAGGCACCGGAAGTGGGCCGACGGGAGTCAGGCCGACCGATCGCAGCAGGGCCGTGACTTGCTCCATGGCGGCGACGGGGATGGCGAGCTGCACAACCGCCGGAGTGCCATCGGTGGCATAGACGTTGATCGGGTGCACATCCATGGCGGTCAGCCTACTGCCGCATCGGGCCGCAGCCGTGCCGCGTACCGGGCGTGCGACTCCGCCGCAGCCGCGAGCGCCTGGTCCACGTCCACGCCGAGCTCAGCAACGAGCCGCAACCGGGTAAGAGCGCCGTTAGCGAGCTCGCGGACGAGCTCCGGCACGTCGAGCGGGCCGCCCTCGGCGTGGCTGCGCAGGATCCGGAGCACGTCGCCGTCCGGGACGCCGAGTATCAGCGGGATGTGCCCGACCGGCGTCGGGTCGGGGAACGCCGCACGGCTGGCGGCTACGGCCTCGTCGAGAGTCACGTCACGCCGCCGTCAGGGCCGTGAGCCGATCCAGGAACGCGATGTCGGCCTGCGTCGACAGCCGGAACTCGATGGAGTCGTCACCGGTCATCCCGGCGTTGTCGCGCAGCCACTCCAGCGCGACGCGGCGGGCCCGCAGTAGCGTGACCAGCTCCGGGTGCGCGACCGTCACGGTCCCGATCTGCCGCCGGACGCTCGGGTGCTCGTCGTCGATCAGGTTGCCGAGACTGGCCGGGGCCTCGTCCGCCAGGCGGATTAGCTGGCAGAACGTCAGGTCGACCTTCAGCCGCTCGCCGGACGAGTCCGGCCGCCACGTCGCCTCCACCTGGAAGTACATCCCGCCTCCTACTGGTTGCAGCTGCTCGCGGTGTACGACTGGCTGTCGGTCGCCTCGTCTGATTTGAACGTAGCACCGGACTGGCTGATCCCGGAGATGGCCGCGTAGGCCCGCATGTCGTAGCCGGGCAGGCAGATCGCGTCGGCAGTGACGGTGACGGGCGGCGATTCGAGGCTCTCGCGCGGGTCGTCCACGTCGTGCCAGGTGCTGGTACCGGTCTCGCGGGCCTGGAACTTCAGGGTGGTGTGCGTGGCGAGCGCCACGAAGTTGCAGGTGACGGTCGCGGCGGCGACGATCTGGCGGTGTGTCGGCTTGCGGATGACGAGCACGAACTTGCACACGTCGGAGCCGCCGGGGTTCTGGATGCTCACGTGCGTGGTGTAGCCGTTCGGCTTGCCGCTGGAGCCGCAGCCGGCCGCAGTGGTGGCGAGCAGCGCGGTGAACGCGCCCGCGGCGGTCAAGGTGGTGCGGAGTCGGTTCATGTTCCCCTCCCTGGGATGTGGTGTGGCGTCAGATGCCGCCCTCGGCGTAGCCGAAGGCCTGGAGCTCCGGGTCAGTGTGCACGCCGTGTTCGGGGCAGAAGTCGTAGACGCGGATGGTCATCGCGCTGGGGTGCTCGTATACGGTGCGCGGTTTCGGGGCGAAGCCGACCTCGGGGACGGTGACCTTCTTGTCGGCGTCCTGTGCGGGGGGCTGCTGGTCCATCTGACTACTCCTCAAATGGTACACGTGTTATAGGACACGTGTACCACCCCGGTGCTACGCTGCCAAGACTCGCCACTGAAAAATCTGAGAGGAATTCAGATGACGCACCAGCGCAAGCCTGAGACGAACACGCGCGAGATCGTCGCCGCCAAGCTGCGCGGCCGCGTCTTCTCCGGCGAATGGGGACCAGGCGCGCAACTGCCCACCGTCCGCGGCGTCGCCGAGCAGTACCAGTGCAGCCACGTCACCGCCCACGAGGCCATCAAGATCCTGGAGGCCGAGGGGCTCATCATCCTGCGGCCCCGGCAGCGCGCCGTCATCGCCGACACGCGACGCTCCATCGCCGGGTCCCGCGAACGCCTCGCCAGGTCGGCCGAAGGCGGCCTGTTCCGGCCTACCGAGACCCCTGAGATCCTGCGCGCGGAGATCGCCACACGCCCACATCCCGAAGCGCTCGAAGCCTTCGGACCCGACGCCGGGGACCGGCTCGGCCGGCGCGAGTACCTGGTGCGCATCGGCGGCACCGTCGTAACCTACGGCTGCTCCTACTTCCACCTGGCGATCTGGGCCCAGGTCGACGAGCTGCGCGTGGCCGAGCCGATCGTGGACGGCGCCGTCGGCGCGATCCGACGCGCCATCAACCGTAAGGTCGCCGTGATGCCTCCGCCGATCCACATGGCCGCGGCCGCCACCGATCTGGAGTCCGACCGGCTCGGCGTGCCGGAGGACAGCCCGGTGTTGGTGGAGACGACCACGTGCATCGACTCCGCTGGAGAGGTGCTGGAGTGGAACATTCAGGTGCACCCGGCCGGCTACCGGATCGGCGCCTGAGCGGTCCCCGAACAAGACGAAGGCCCCCGCTGGAACCGGGGGCCTTCGTGGTTCAGCGGGTCAGCAGGGGTCCCAGGTGCCGTCGAAGGACGAGCACACCTCGGCCATGGCGATGTTGTAGCCGCCGGACGCGGCCGCGCTCTTCACGGTGCTGTCGCCGTCCTGCGTCACGGTAGTCGTGCAGGTGACGTGGCCGCCACCCTGCAGCTGCGCGGTGACGGAGTAGTACTCGGCGGTGTCGTCCAGGGTCATCGTCTTGGTGAACGGCAGGTGCGAGGCGCTGAAGTTCGATCCTTCGGGCCCGTACATGATGTCGATGCCGTCGCCATCGGTGCTCCCGGTGCAGTGGAAGACGACCTGGTCGGGCGGCGTGGCGGTCGTGGGCGCGTCGGTCGGCGGCGGCACGATCGGGACGTCAGTGTACGAGTCGTCGGTCGGCGTAGCCCAGTTGATGCCGTCGGTGGAGTACGGGCTCGGCCAGGACGGCTCCGGGCTGCTGCTGCCTGCGGCGGTGGTCGTGGCCGGGCTGTTCGAGGTGGCCGCGCCGATGATGATGCACACGACCAGGACGCCGAGGGCGCTGAGTGCGATGTTGCGGGCCGTGTGCTTCTTCTTCGGCGGCTGTGGGGCCGGGTAGTAGCCGACCTGTGTGGCCGGCGGCTCCTGCGGCGTGTGGCCCGAGCGGCTGCGCGTGGGCGCGTCGTCGTCCGGCCGCGGGCCGCTGACGCGCCTGTGCGTCGTCCCGTCGTCCTCTTGCCATTCCTGGCCGCTGTCGTAGCTCATGAGTTCCCCCTCCAGTTGCGTGACGGTGCGTCACGGTACTCTGACGGATCTGCGGTCGGCAGGTGGCGTGCCCCTGGCGATAGGGCCTACCTATGCCGCTGTTAGGTTTTCTCGGGCGAGAATAACTGACAGGTATAGAGGTGGCAAGTACCATGGGGCCATGGAATCGTTGCGAGCCTTCGTCTATGACCGCACGTCACGCGACATCAAGGGCACTGCGAGCGAGCGGGCCAACGCGGACCAGAACACCGAGAACGAGCGGATCTGCCAGCGGCTCGGTGCTGTGATCGTGGCCCGGTTCACGGATCCGGGCAAGGGGGCGTCGCGGCACTCGAAGTCGAAGCGCGACGACTACGAGCGGATGGTCGAGCGGGTCGAGCGGGCCGAGTGCGACATCCTCGTGGTGTGGGAGGCGTCCCGGGCGTACCGGGAGCTCGGGATGTATGTGCGGCTGCGTGACCTGTGTACGAAGCACAAGGTGCTGCTGTGCTACAACGGCCAGGTCTTCGACATGACGCGCGGCAACGACCGGTTCCTGACGGGTCTGAACGCGTTGCAGGCGGAGCTGGAGGCGGATGTGATCCGGGACCGGGTGCTGCGCACGACGCGGCTGAACGCGGAGCGGGGCCGGCCGCACGGGCGGCTGCCGTACGGGTACCGGCGTGTCTACGACGAGCGTACGGGCGCGCTGGTCGAGCAGGTGCCGGACGAGGAGCAGGCGCCGATCGTGCAGGAGATCGCGCGGCGGGCCGCGGGTGGCCAGTCGCTGTATCTGATCGCTAAGGATCTCAACGACCGCGGTGTGCCGGGGCCGACGGGGCGGCCGTGGGATCCGCAGATATTGCCGGATCTGATCCGGAAGCCGACGTATATCGGCAAGCGGCAGCACCAGGGGCGCGTCGTGGGCGATGCGGTGTGGGAGCCGATCCTGGACGAGGAGACGTACTACGCCTGCGTGCGGCTGTTCTCGGATCCAGCGCGCCGCACATCGAAGGGCAGTGCGGTGAAGTTCCTGCTGTCGGGGATCGCGCGGTGCTCGGTGTGCAAGGGGGTGGCGAGGCCGCGCCGGTCGTTCGAGAAGGACCGGTGGGCGTATACGTGTGTGGCGACGGGCTGTTTCAAGGCCTCGATTCAGGTCGTGCCGTTCGATGCGCTCGTGAAGGAGGCGCTGCTGGAGTATGTCGAGCGTCCCGAGTTTGTGGCCGCTCTGGGCCGCAGTGCGGGCGGCGATGCGACGGCGGCGGCGCTGGCTGAGGCGGAGGCGCTGGAAGCACAGTTGGCAGACGCTCGAGAGATGGCGGGGCGGTGGGAGAATGGCCAGTTGGCACTGTCTGTGGCGTCGTTGGCGTCGTTGGAACGGCAGTTGCTGCCTCGGATCGAGTCGGCACGTGAGCGTGCGCAGTCGGCGGAAGTACCTCATGCGCTGCGGGAGATCGCGGGGCCGGGCGCGCGCGCGAGGTGGGATGCGATGGGGGAGGATTTGACGTGGCGCCGGTCGGTGGTCAGGCCGCTGGTGGTGCCGTGGATGAATCCGGCGGGGAAGGGCGTGCGGGGGATCCGGCCGGGCAGGTTTGATCTGGAGTGGCTGTACTGAGGCCCGCGCCGGGGAAGCGGACGCGGGCCCGTCCAGGGACGGCTACTTGACGCAGACGTGCAGGATGCCGGGTACGACGGCTCTGAGTAGGCAGACAGTCGAAGAGGGCGCGGGGGAGGGCGCTAGGACGGGTGGAGGCGTTGATGCCGGGGGTGCACTGGGGGCCGCGGGCGCGGTTCCGGAGGATGTCGGCGTGGGCCGCGGGGGCGGCGTGTAGAGCGAGATGGGGATGATGGTCGGCACGGCGTTCGCAGGCTGGCTCGCGGCCGGTGGGGGGAGCGCGTTTGAGCCTGCGATGGAACTGCTCGGTGGGAGTGCGATCGTCGTGTCGGGCTGCGTGCCGCCGGTTGGGACGGTCAGGACGAGTATGGCGGCGGCGAGCCCGGTCATCGCGGCACCGATGGCGACGGGGCGCCGGGGTCGGTATCTGGCGAGCGCTCCCAGGCCAGCCGGGATAGTGACGGCCCCGGCGCCGCCGCCTCGGATGATGGTGAAGCGCCGCCGCCGCTCCTCGGGGGTAAGCGGCGCGGCGGCTTCGACCCGCGCGCGGGCCCGGGCTTCGAGCTGAGCCAGCCTCGCGGTCAGCGTGTGGAGCTGTCGCCGGATCTCGGCGACCTCCTGTTGATCTACATCACCTTCTGATGGCATGTCAGATGACATATACCCCTCCGTGTGGACAGCGTCCGTAGCGAGGCTATGCATCGTAGAGCGAGAAGATTGAGAGGTAAAGAGATGGTCAGCTACTTCTATCGGGTGAATTCTGGCCACCCTGCCGCAGCGCTCTGATCTGCCCCTTCAAGTCCTCAATGTCCCACCTGGCGTGATTGCCGGGGGTAACAAGGGTCGGCGTGACCGTCCCCTCCTGCCACCAGCGAGCGAGGGTGGAGTGGGCGACGCCGATCGCCTTCGCGGCGACTCCGGTAGGCACGAGGGGCGCGTCAGACATGCCGACACGATCAGGCATGTCCGACGCGATTTCACCTCGGAATGGACGATCACGGCTGTTCGAGACGATTAAGCGGTTACAGGATGCTGTCAGGCGCCCTTGCGGGTTGAAACAGCCCCCCCGTCGGCCCGGGCTTCTAGGGCCTCGGCTCGGGTGAGGAGTTCTGCCGCCAATGCCCGCAGGCTGCGGATCTCGTCGGCGAGTTGGGCGTCGGTGGGGCTCGGCGGTTGTGGGCGTTCGCCGCCGGCCCAGAGTACTTCTACAGTCCCTGCCTCCCATTCCAGAATGCGTTCGAGTTCGGTTCGTGTGCGTCGCGTGGGCTTGACCTCAGTGCGGCCGGACCAGAGTCGTTGGATGGTGGATCGACCCAGGCCGCTGTGGTGGATGAGGTCTTCCTGCAACCAGCCGCGGTCCGCGCAGGCTTCGCGGATCGCTTCGGCTAGGCGCGCAGGATGTGGGCGCCCTCTCTCGGTGGTCACGCCCTCATGATGCCCTACCCAGGCACCAATTGGTAACACCGCCCCGGCTTTCATGGCTCTCACGTGGACCGATAGAGCGCGCCCGGCGCACATTGGTGCCCAGATGGAAGTGCGTGCGCCGGTAATTTTCAATGGGGCTTGCGTTAGGCACCATATGGTGCCTACGATGGGGCCATGAGATTGAACGCCCCGGCCGTCGACGCGCTGTGCCGCACCAAGCGGATAGGAAACAGCGAGCTCGGACGGCACATCGGCAAGACACGCCAGTTCGTTGGGCGCCTGCGCCGGGGTCAGCGTGGAGCCTCAGAGGGCACCATCCAGGGTATCGCTGAAGCCTTGGACGTGTCGGTCGAGGCCATCACCATCCCGGAGGCTGCCCAGTGACCGAGATCCAGCCCTTCACCTTCCCAATCACCGGCGAGGGCGTCCGAACCCTCCTCGTAGACGAAACGCCGTGGTTCGTTGCCACTGACGTGTGCGCGGTGCTCGGCCACACCAACGCGAGCATGGCCATGGCCATGGTGGACGACGATGACCGGTGGACCATCCGCAGGTCAGATGCCCTAAGCTTCGCTTACCCCTTCGACGACCTGCGAATTCAGGCGGTCAACCTCGTCAACGAATCAGGGCTTTTCTCCCTGATCCTCCGTAGCAACGTGACGGGGGCGCGTGAGTTCAAGCGTTGGGTCACCTCCGAGGTGCTGCCGTCAATCCGCAAGACCGGTAGCTACTCACAGCCGGAGCTTTCCCGCAAAGACCTCGCGCTGATGGTCATCGCGGCCGAAGAGGCGCTGGAGCGGGCCGAGAACCGCGCGGCCATGGCCGAGATCCAGGCCGCCGACATGGCTCCGGCCGCCTACGCCTGGGACACGCTCGCCTCGGCGAACGGCGACTTCTCCGTCGGCGACGCAGCGAAGATCCTCAGCCGCGACAAGGCCATCAAGACCGGTCAGGGCCGACTGTTCACGACCCTCTACCGCCTCGGCTGGACCTACCGACAGCAGGGCGACGGCCGTTGGCGCGTCAAGCAGACCGCCATCGACGCGGGGCGCCTCTCGGAGCTGGCCGGGTCCCACTACCACCCGCGTACTGGGGAGCTGATTCTCGACGCTCCGCAGGTGCGCGTGACGGTCAAGGGCGTGCTGGCGCTCCAGAAGCACCTAGGGGGCCACGACGAGCTTCCTGGGCTGATGCCCGAGGAGTTGACGGCCGCATGAGCGCCAACTTGGCCATCGAAGCCGAGCCCTACGCGGGTGAGTCATCGAAGGCCCGCGCCCTCGCCCTGCTCGGCCCCGAGGTGATGGCCGATATCGCGGCCCGCGTCGCGGCCGCGCCCCCACCGTCGCCGGAGAAGGTCGCGCTGGTCGCGCGCCTGTTCGCGGTGATCCCACCGGCGCGCACCCCCTGAACGCACATCGGCCCCGGAGGCTACCCGGGGCCGTGCATCCCAATCCCAGCACAGGAAGGAAGATCGTGTTCGGTCTCAAGGATAGCAGGGCCCGTCACCGGGTCATCAACGAGCACGGCGACCCGCTGGAGGACACGTGGGTCGGCAAGCTGCGGTTCGCTGCGGGCCTGGCGGTGCGTGAGGAGGCCCCGGAGTCGACGGAGCTGCTGCCGGCCGTGGCGCCGGCGACGCGGACGCTGCCGTTCAAGGGCGCGCAGACGGTGGCGTTGCGGGTGCCGGCTGCGCCGCAGCGGCGGTCGCTGTGGCGTCCGGCGCCGGGCCCGATCCCGAACCCGTTCCAGGTGCATCCGTTCGGCAAGAAGTGGTTCTCGGAGTGGCTGGGGACGTTCTCCCACAACGCCCGGGCGTGGAAGTACCGGGTGCGGGCGGCCGAGGTCCGCTGGGATCAGATCGACGCGAAGGTCGACGCCGCGATCGTCCGGGTGAGGGCGAAGCGGGTCGAGTTCGACGCGAACTGGGGTGCCACGGAAACGCGGCTGGCCAAGCTGGCGGCGCAGCGCCCGTCGGAGCGGCCGACGACGGAGATGACCGGCCTGGTGCGCGACCTGAACGCGATGCTCGCGGGTGAGCGGGTGGCGGCGTGAACGCGTTCAAGGTGGGCGACGAGGTGACGGTGGAGTCGCCGGCGCCGCACGCGGGTCAGGTGGGCGTGATCCGGGAGGTGGACGCGGACCACTCGATCACGCTGTTCCGGGTTGTGGGCGAGGCGTTCGACGCCTGGTACTGGGGCGAGGAGATCTCGCTGCGGGTGCTGGTGTCCGGATCGGTGGTGAACCGGTGAGCGCCCTGTTCGTGGACCCGCGTATCGGCCGTGAGTTCCAGTCGGCCGCCGAGGTGGAGTCGCTGCCGGTCGGTGCGGTGCTCATCGACTCGGACGGGGACGCGTGGCAGTGCGCTCGGTCAGGCGTCTGGTATGGGGCATTCCCCGGCTCGTCTGTCGGCGAGGTGTCGTCGTTGCTGGCCGAGCAGTTCGGTCCGCTGCTGCTGGTGTGGATCCCGCCGGGCTCGGAGCTGAAGGTCGAGCCGGAGTTCGAGGCGGTGAGCGCCCGATGAGCGCCACCTTCGAACGCGGCCCGCTGCGCACCTACCAGGTGACGTACAAGAGCGGCCACATCGAGCAGTACCAGGGCCACCAGGTGATCATCCCGAACCTGCTAGACCTGCCGCCGATCTTCGGGGTGGCGACGAAGAAGCGCGACATGATCACCATCCACGGCGACTTTCCGGACGGCTGGCGCCTCGTGCTCGCCGTGCGCGAGGACCTCGTGGAGTCCGTGAAGGACGTCACCGGCATGGACCTGTGGGCCCAGCTCGGCGTACGCCCGGACGCCGAGGATGGTGACCCGTCGTGACTATCGCCGCTGGTATCTCCCCGCTGGTGCCGCCGCAGGTCCACGGTGACGGTCGCGCCTCGGACCTGGGCGTGTGGGTGGAGGGCGCGGATCTGCGGGTCGGCTGGATGGTGCGGCTGGGTGATGGCCGGTGGGCCGAGGTGGTCGGGGCGCCGGTCCTGTCCCTGCTGGGCCGGGTGTCGGTGGAGGTGTCGTGGCTGGGGCTGCCGCCGGAGCAGGTGCTGGTCGGGTTCCGGCGGGTCGTGTGGGCCCGGACCCCGGTCATGGAAGCGGAGTACGTCAGGGCCCTGTTCGAGGGCCGGGAAGAGGGAGGGGAACTGACATGCAGTTCGGACAGCTGACTATCGAGCACCTGCAGAAGCGCCTCAGTGAGTTCGAGGCGCAGGCCAAGTCGAAGCGCGGGGCCGCGCGGGACCACCTGGTTTACGCGGAGCAGGCGCGCATCGCGGCGGAAGAGGCCGAGGCGAACGCGGCCGAGCTGAAGGACCTGCTGGGTTACATCGGCCGCGCGAACGACGACGCCCCGGCCCCGCACGACCCGGCCGACTGCGGCACCTGCGACGACCACGCCGACACCCAGCGCGACCAGGACCGGGCCGAGCAGCAGCTGGACGGTGCGCTGTGACCGCCGACCTGGAGATCCGCCGGCCGGAACTGCCATCCGCCGCCGACATGAGCGCCGCGATGCTCTACGCCGAGCGGCTGGCCAACTCGGGCCTGCTCAAGCCCCAGTACCGCAAGCAGCCCGCGAACGTCCTGTGGGCGATCGAGTACGGCCGCATGATCGGACTGTCCCCGATGGCCGCCATCACCGGCGTGCACGTGATCGAGGGCACGCCCTCCGCGTCCGCCGCGCTCATGTCCGCGCTGGTGCGCCGGGCCGGGCACAAGCTGCGGGTGCGCGGCGACGCCACGTCGGCGACCTGCCGGATCATCCGCAGTGACGACCCCGACTTCGTGTTCGAGGCGACCTTCACGATCGAGGAAGCGCGGGCGGCCGGGCTGGCCAAGAAGGCCGTGTGGCAGAGCTACCCGGCTTCGATGCTCAAGGCGCGGGCCATCTCGCAGTGCTGCCGTGATGCCTGCGAGGAGGTGCTGTTCGGTCTGCACTACGTGCCCGAGGAGTTGGGCGCGGAGGTGGACGAGGAGGGTATCCCCGTCGGCGAGGTGCACCACGTTGAGCAGTCGGCGCCTGCCGAGCGCTCGCGTCCGGCGCAGCCCGTCGAGGACGAATGGACCGAGCCGCATCACGCCTCGTACCCGGTGGAGATCGACGACGTCGAGGTCGTGGGCGAGGAGCCCGAGCCGATGGCGTCCGACGCGCAGAAGAAGATGCTGCACTCGCTGATCACGAAGAAGCTCGGCCCCCAGTCGGACGCGGACCGCCACGGCCGGATGTCGGCGTTCACGAAGCGGACGATCACCTCCGCGTCGCAGCTGACGAAGACCGAGGCGTCGCAGATCATCGACGCGCTGACGAAGCGGGACGACTTCGTGCCGCCGCAGCCCGAGCCCGGGCCGGTGCCGCTCTCGATCCGCCAGACCGAGGACGAGGCCACCATCGCCGCCGCACAGGCCCTCCTGCCCCTCGTCGAGGCCGACCAGGCCGAAGCGCTCGAGCAGCGGTTCCGCGACCTGATCGAGTCCGCATGGGACTACGTGTCGCTCGACGACGCGCTCGACCAGGCACACGGCGCGGTCTCCGACGGGGTGCTCGAGATGGACCGGTTGAAGCGGCTGATGGCCGCTGGCGAGGTGAAGCGGCGGGACCTGGACGCGCAGGCCAAGCGGGCGCAGCAGACGCGAGAGCCGGTGGCGGCATGAGCGACGAGCGGATGTCGCGTGCGCAGGAGATCGCCCTACAACTGGGCCACGACGTTGAGTCGGATCCGCCGTTCATGTCGTCGGCGAGCCGCTGGACGTGCAAGCGGTGCGGCCGGGCGGTGCTTCAGAACGGCCGCGTGGTCTATGGGCAGGCCTCGGAAGAGCGCTGCGAGCCGATCGGGGCCGAGTCGTGAGCGGCGCCTGGATCCTGCTGGCCGCGATCGGCACCGGCAGCGTGGCCGCATGGGCCGCGCACTGGCGGCAGAAGACCGCCGACCTGCTCGACGACCCGTCGCCGGCTGAGGCCGCCGAGGAACGCCGCTACGGCCGTGACCGGTACGTCGCGCTCCCCGGCTACCCCGGGCCGGACGCGGCGGACGGCGACCCGGGTCCGGACATTTGGTCCGCGACCTACCCGGCCGGCGTCCTCGGCGAGCATCCCGAGAGCCCCAGCGTGCCCGGACCGCTCAGCGAGCACCCGCAGGACGTCGAGGACTTCCTGACCGGGGTGCTGCGGCACTCCCGTGCGGCCGGCTCGGATCGTCCGGCTTCCTGACTGCGTGGCGCGGGGCCCGCACTGCCCTGCGCCGCGCGCTGATCGCCCGGCCCCCGCCGCTGCCGAACCGTGGCGGGGGTCGGGACACCACAACCACTACCAGCTTGGAGATTCCCATGGGTTACGACATGACCGCCGTCACCAAGGACGACGGTGAGCGGGAGCGCGTCGCCAAAGCGCGCGAGGTGTTCAACGGCGCCTGCGCTGCCCGCGACAAGCTCCCGCGCGGCACCGACGAGTACGGCGCCGCTCAGCAGGAGGTGGACGCCGCCATGGAGGGGATGTACGCCGAGGAGCGCTCCTACTTCCGCCTCAACATCTGGGGCATGGGCACCGCCCGCGACATGATGCACCGCTTCGGGATGCTCGACGTCGAGACCAACCACCCGGAGTGGCCCGACCGCAAGGCGTTCGGCGTCACCGACGAGCAGTGGGACGAGTACGACTCGGACCTGATCGACGAGGCCACCCCGCAGGCGCTGCGCAACTTCCACGCGGCCCACGAGGCCGTCGTCGGCCACGCCCCCAAGGAGCCGACCGGGATCTGCGTGTTCAAGCTCGGGTCCAACGACGGCTGGCTGGTGACGCCGCCCGAGATCGAGGCCGCTCTGAAGACGTACTACGCGCTCGACGACGTGGTCCGTATGAACAACCGGCTCTACGAGATCACGTGGTGGAGCAAGTGGATCGCCTACCTGGAGTACTGCCAGACGCGCGGCGGCTTCCGCGTCTGGTAATCCCCCGCCGCCCCCGGGGCCGGGTGGACCCGGGCGCGGCGCACGACACCACACCTACCTACCAGCTTGGAGACCACCATGACCAGCTACGAAGAGGTTCCCGTCCACCAGGGCGGCAAGCGCTGCGGGCTCCAGTGGGCGCCGTGGATGGGCGACTGGTTCACCTCCTGGTCGCCGCGCAACGACAACTGGAACGCCGAGGGCACCTGGGACCACTGGGTCGACCTGGCCATCCTCATCCTTCAGGACCCGATGACCGCGATCGTGCGCCCGGACGCGCACCGGATCGCGCAGGAGCTGGCCGCGATCGGCTTCTACAACGAGTCGGGGCGCGTGCTCACGGACGACGAGCTGAAGGCGCGCTTCGCCACTCCGGACGCCCCGGCGGTCGCTGATGTCTGAGTCGCCGGTCCCCACGCCCGCCGAGGCCCCTGCGGCCGTGCTGCGCCGCGCCGCCGAGAAGATGCGCACGCTGGCCCAGCGCGCCACCGATGGACCGTGGACCGCGAGCCCGGTCTACAGCCCCGACGCCAGCGCCACCAGCGGCGTCTACTCGTACGCGCACCCCACAGGGACGGTCCTGTCGGAGGTCGTCGCGTCGGGCCGCATCAAGCAGGGCTACGGCGGCATCCGGCACCCCGGGAACGCCGTGTACATCGCTGCGATGCACCCCGGTGTCGCCCTGCTGATCGCCGAATCGTGGGCCGCGCACGCCACGGAGATGGAGGAGTACGGAGCCACCGAGTCGCGGAGCGGAGTCGAAGCCCAGACGGTATGGGGCAAGCCTGACCCGGTCTGGAGCACGGCTCTTGCTGCCGCCCGCGCCTTCCTCGCCGAGGCGGTGCGCACGGATGGCTGAAACCGGTCGCCTCGTCTCCATCGCCACCGCGTCCCGCATGCGCCGCGACCTCGACGACGGCGTGATGCCCGACCCGGACCAGGTCAGGGCACTGTGCGACTCGTACCTGACCGTCGCGCGCGACCGGGGCCGGCTGATGGCTGAAATGACGCGCATGGTCGGGATCGCGCAGGTCACGCTCGCGGAGGTGGGGTGATGGTGCTGGCGAAGGGTGCCGGGTTGGACGCGTCGCTCGGCGACCGCAAGAACGCGCTGCTCGCCCCCGCGCCGAACACCCGGGCCCAGCAGATCGCAGCCGCCAACGCCGCCCACCACTACAGCCATGGTGACGACGACTTCAGGGCGCTGATGGCGTACCTGTTCGCCCCGATGCGCCCGGCCACCCCACACGGCACCGGCCGCAGACACCCGGCCGAATGCAGCTGCGACCGGTGCCGGATCAGGCGCGGGAAGCGCGCCAAGACCCAGACCATGACGAAGGGGGAGGCCCGATGAGCAGGGCCGAGATGACGATCAGCCAGTACGGGCGCGGGGAGTGCCCGGTGTGCGGTCGCGACATCGCGCTGACGAAGAAGGGCTTCCTGCGGGTCCACAACGGCGACATCGCCATCGGTGGCCGAGCCACTCGCTGCCACGGCATCGGCCTGCTCCCGATGGGGGCGGCCCGGTGAGCGGCTGGCCGCGCTGGCGGCGTAACCCGGCACCGATCCGCAGCCTGTGCGACGAGACGACCCGCAACGAGGAGCTTCCGGACGCAGAGGCCGAGCAGCTCGCCGCGCTCTACGCCGAGCGCCAGCAGCCCAAGGCCCGCGAGCTGATGGGCCGCTACGAGCTCGGACGGTCGCACACCATCGAGCAGTCCCCGGCGCGGACCTCGCCCGGTGCCGAGATGTACGACCCGGACTACCTGCTCGCCGAGACCGAGCGCGAACGCGACTACGAGGCGTCGGTCAACGCCGAGCTGCGCGCCCGGATCACCGAGCTGGAAGCGCAGCTGCGGGCCGCGCACCGCGAGCTCGACGAGCGCGGCGCGCCCCGGATGGCGATGCGGGCCGACGAGACCCTCATCATGCCGCGCACCCGTTCGATGCCCGCGCCCGGCCGGCCGGAGGCGAACCGTGGCCGATGAGCAGCTCGACCTGTTCCAGGTCGATGAGTCCCTGCGGATGCCGCTCCCCGAGCCCGCCCCCGACCCGTACGCGGGCCTGTCGGCCGACCGGCGCCGCACTCTGCGGCAGGCCACGGTCCTCGCCGACGGACGCCACCCGCTGACCGGCTACGCCCTGCACGCCGAGGCCGCCCCGGCCGGCGACCGGCGCGCGCCCGGCCGGCGGTGCGGCAACTGCTGGCACCGCACCGCCGCCACCTGGCACGACCGAACGCACCTGAAGTGCGGCTGGACCGGGGCCATGGGCGCGGACGAGGTCGCCCGCACCGCACCCCCGCGGGTGACGCACGGCGCCGGGACCGACCTGCGCGACTGGTGGCCCGCATGCGGCGACCACGAGTACGGCGACCCGCAGCTCTCCCCGGACGCAGCCCGCTACGTCCCGCCGACAGGAGGCGACGATGCCGCTTAAGGGCAACGCCACACCGACCCCGTGCCCGTCCGAACAGGCCTACCGGCGCCACATCGCACACGGCGAACAGCCCTGCGACGGCTGCCGCCAAGCGCACCTCGAGTACGGCCGTGCACACCGGCCACCGCCCGTGAGCACGAGCGGCATCCACATCGGCGAGCAGCCCCTCGGCCCGGGCGAGTGCGGCACGATCCGCGGCTACCGGTGGCACCGCAAGGCCGGCGAGCCGACCTGCCAGGCCTGCCGGAACGCGCACGCCGAGGACCGCCGCGCCCGGCACGGGAAGGCCACCGGCACGCAGCCGGGCCGCGCCATGCAGCCGTGCGGAACCCCGGCCGCCTACGCACGTCACCTCCAGCACGCCGAAGAGCCCTGCGACGAATGCCGGGCCGCGCACGCCGCCTACACCAACGTCCTGAACAAGACCGCCCGCATCGTCGCCGCGATGACGAGGGAGGCCGGCCGGTGAGCCTGATCGCGCACGGCACGATGACGCGCTACCGCAAGGGCTGTCGGTGCGAGGACTGCCGTGCCGCCAACGCCCGACGCGTCCACCTCCAGCGGCTGCCCGCGCGGAGGGAACGCGAGCTCCGCGCCCGCCACGGCCGTTCCGGCACCTACACCAACGACGGCTGCCGGTGCGCCCAATGTCGCGCCGCACACGCCGCCTACCAGGCCCGGATGAGGGCCGCAAAGCGCCGCAACCCCGAACCCGACCGGATCCCCCACGGCACCGTCGGCGGCTACGACAACTGGTCGTGCCGCTGCCCGGACTGCCGGCGCGCCTCCAGCCAGGACCGGGCCGCACGGCGCCGCGACCTCGTGCCGGGGCAGCGTGTCGTGGCACCTGAGTAGCACTGAACCTGGCACATCCGGATCCACTAGAAAGGCTGCTCAGGTGGCAATCAGCAAGCGGCTGCGCTTCGAGGTGCTGCGGCGAGACGGCTTTCGATGCGTCTACTGCCATCGCAGTGACGTGATCCTGACCGTCGATCACGTCACCCCCAAGGCTCTCGGGGGAACGGACGACCCTTCCAACCTCGTGACGTGCTGCGATGACTGCAATACGGGCAAGTCCTCCAGCGGCAGCCTGGAGGCTGGCCAGCGCCTCGACCATCAGGTCGTCATCAACGCTGCCGCCCAGGTGTGGCGCACCTTCTGGATGCCCGAGCACCAGGCCGAGCCACCCGCGGAACTCGTTGCAGAGTTTCACGCCCAGGCGTCCGCGCTCTACCCCGACCTGATCGGCGCTCCTGAGCTCATGAGCGCCGCGCAGCGTGTCGCGTTCTGGAAGACGCCGGACCTCAAGCGCTGGTGCGACGTCGAGTTCGAGTCCGACGACTGGAACTGGGGCGCCTTCGACGCCATGCGCACATGGTGCCAGAGGTGGACGAGTGTGGCCGGCGCGCGCCCGACAGATGAAGACGTGCAGCGGGCCGAGCTCAACCTTCGGGCCGCAATCTCGGCCGGATACGGCGAACTCGACGTAGCTGCCTATCTGGCCGCTAGCGACCAATCCACTGAGATCGCCACCTACTTCACGACGGCACCAGCCCTGCTCAAGGGCCTCCTCAACGACGCGGCCTGGGACGCGGCGCGCAACAGTGAAGGGGAAGAATCCTGATGGCCCGCATCCGAACGATCAAGCCGGAGACCTTCACCTCCGAGTCCATCTCCGCCCTGACTCTGGCTGCTCGATGGACGTTCGTCGGACTGTGGACACACGTCGACGACGAGGGCCGGTGCCGCGACAACGCGAAGATCATCCGTGGCGCGCTGTGGCCCAACGAGGATGAGACGGTCACCTCGAAGGACGTCGAAGCCCACCTCGCCGAGCTCGAGCACGCGGAGATGATCTGCCGGTACGAGGCCGGCGGCGCCCGCTACATCCACGTCGTCAACTTCCACAAGCACCAGAAAATCAGCCACCCCACGCCCTCGAAACTGCCGGAGTGTCCGCACGCTGTGCACCCGGCGCCGAAGCCGCCCCCCTCGGACGACTCCGGAAGTTCTCCGGAGGATTCCGGAAATCCTCAGGAGCCCTCCGGATTACTTTCCCTTGACCTTCCATTGGGCAGAGAAGACTCCGCATTACTCCCCGTTGAACTCGAAAGTTCCCCGGAGCTTTCCGGCCTCGTGCGCGCGCGCGAGGAAGTGGAAGTGGAGAGTGGATCTGGAAGTGGAGGGCTTGCGCCCGTTCCGCCTCCGGCGGGGCGCCGGGCGCCGCGCACCGCCGCGCCGCTCCAAGCCGTGCCCGACGAGCCCACCGCCCAGCTGATCCTCGGCGAGTACCTCGACCGCTGCGCCAAGCGACCTCCCGGCGCCGTCATCGGCCAGCTCGGCAAGCTCATCAAAGCGATGCTCGCCGAGAGCATCGACCCCGACGACATCCGCCGCGGCATGGCCGCCTGGAAAGCCAAGGGCCTGCATCCAGCGACCCTCCCGTCCGTAGTCAACGAGGTCATGAACGCGCGGCCCGCCGCCATCGGCGCGCCGTCCATCGCCGCCGCCGTTCAACCGGCGCCGATCGACGCCTACCAGGCCGACCTGGCCGCGCACGCCGCGGCCGCCGCGGCCCCGGCCACGGTCGACGCCTACGCCGACGAGTTCGACGGACGCACCGTCCTGCAGCGGATCGGTGTCGTATGACCGGCATCGACTGGCGCAAGCGCTACGCCGCCGCAGCGGCAGCAGGCCGCAACCACGCCGCCGAGAACCGCGAACTCGTCCTCGGCTACGACGACCTTGCCGCACGGCTCACCAGACCGCCCATCGGCTACGCCACTGCGCAGGCCTGGTCCGGCTACATCGCGCCTGCGATGACGCCGGCCCGCAGCGACTACGAACGCAACCTGACGGGGCGCCGCGTCCAACTTGTCGCGCTCGTGCGCGAAGCCATCGAACGCAAGCACGGCCCGGAGGCGGCCCGCCAGTGGCTTGAGGACGTCAACGCCGACCGCTGGACCCCGAGCCGCTCCACCTCCGTCTACGACGCCATGCACCGAGCGGCCGACGTCCTCGACCGCAACACACCCGCCTGGGCCAAGGAAGGAACCTGACAATGACGGCCCCCTACTTCACCGACGGCACCGTCACCCTTTACCTCGGCGACTGCCGCGACATCCTCCCCACCCTCGAACTGCAGGCCGACCTCATCCTGACCGACTGCCCCTACGGCGACACCAACCTCCACTGGGACGCCTGGCAAAAGGGCTGGCCGGCACTGGCCGCGTCCGCATCCTCGGCGCTGTGGGCGTTCGGCTCGATGCGGATGTTCCTCGAACACGGAGCAGAGTTCGCCGCCGCCGGCTGGAAGTTCGCACAGGACATCGTCTGGGAGAAGCACAACGGATCCGGTTTCCACGCGGACCGGTTCAAGCGGGTTCACGAGCACGCGCTGCACTGGTATCGCGGCGACTGGCGCAACCAGCACCGCGACGTACCGACCACTGCGAACGCGGTCAAGCACGTGGTGAGGACGAAGCGACGGCCCCCACAGATGGGTCAGATCGACAAGTCGCCGTTCATGTCGGAGGACGGTGGGCCGCGCCTCATGCGTTCGGTGCTGCAGGTCCGCTCCATGCACGGCCGGGCGATAGCGCCGACGGAAAAACCGGTCGGGATCTTGGATCCGTCGATCAGCTACTCATGCCCACCCGGCGGCCTAGTCCTCGACCTGTTCGCCGGATCCGGTTCCACGCTGGAAGCGGCGCGCCAGTCCGGGCGCCGTGCCATCGGCATCGAACGCGACGAAGCCCAGATCGAACGTACTGCCCAACGACTCGCCCAAGCGGTGATCGCGTGATCCTCCACAAGCGTCGGATCGTCGTATGCGCCACCTGCGGACACACACGCCCCCACGCCGCACGCGGCGACTGCAACGCCTGCTACAAGCGCTGGCTACGCCGCAACCCCTCACCCCACCGCATCCCACCCGACCGGCTCACCATCGACGAGCAGGCCGTCACCCTCGCCGTCACCGGGGAACGCCCCGTCACCCTCAACATGCTCGAGCGCCGCGCCGCCTATCGGCAGCTCCAGCCCCGCGGCCTGTCCGCCGCGCAGATCGCCGCACGCATCGGGTGCCACCAGCGCACCGTCGTGCGCTACCGGGCCGCAGAACGCGCCCAGGGCGCCTCACAGGACACCGACGCCCCCGACTGACCACCCGGGCGCCACAAGCCGCCCACGCGCCCCACAACAGGCCCCCCGACACCACCGAAAGGCACAGACCATGACCACCTACCGTCCCCGCGCAACCGTCGAAGCCATCCAGTGGACCGGCGACAACATCAACGAGATCTGGGACGCGTTCACCTGCGCCCACATCTACGGACCCACGCCCGAGAAGAACCCCGACTGGCTGATCGTTACCACCGTGCGCGGTGAAGTCCGGGCCGATATCGGCGACTGGATCGTGCGCGGCATCACCGGGCTGCTCATGGTCTGCCGCGAAGCCGACTTCGACGCGATCTACGAGGCCGTCACCGCCGTCCCGTCCGGCACCGAGGAGAACTGACATGCCGGTACCCCGCAGCCCCCGACCACAGAACGCCCACGACGACCGCCCCAGCCGCCTGCGCCGCCAGCTCGCTGAGGCCATCACCCACCTCCACCGCCTCGTCGACCACCAGGACGACCCCTGCGACTTCGACCACCACGGCCAATGCCAGACCCACTCCACCGACGGCAGCGAGCCCGGCAAGTGCGGCGTCGCCGAAGCGCGCGCATGGCTCGCCGAACACGACCCCGCTGCCGGCTGACCGCCACACCACACCAGGAGACGACCATGGACGACCCCATCCGGCCCGAACGGCTCGCCGAGATCCGCGAAGCCGACGGCCAGTTCCCGCTGCTGCCGAGCGCCGCGAGCGTGTACGGCCACCGCCGCGCGCTGCTCGCCGAGGTCGACCGGCTCACCGCCGAACTCGCCAAGGCCACCAGCCGCGTCGCCGAGATCGAAGGAGAACGCGAGCAGCAGTCCGCCGAGTGGGAGCCCAGCCGGTGGTACCGCGTCACGCAACCCAACGGCGACCTGTGGATGGAGACATCCGACCGCGAAGAGGCAGTCAACGCCGCCCACAAGACGGGATGGGAACTGACTCGGCTGTGGCGGTCCGAGAGCCACGCGTGGCGCCCGACCACCAGCGACGTCGCCGAGGGGGACCCGGCATGACACACGACGCCGAAGAACGCGTACGCGACCTCACCCAGTACACCCCCGGCGCACGCATCCTGCTGAAGCGCGACCAAGACGACCTGACCGCCGTGCTGCAGGCGCTCGCCGACACGCGACAACAACTCGACGAGGCACGCGGTCGCATCACCGAACTCGATCAGCGGGCCGTAACCGCTACCGGCCGCCAGATCTTCGCGCAGACGGAAGCCGACGAAATGCGGCAGCGCCAGCGCACCTCCAACGGCCTCGCACGTCAACTCGCCGACCGCACCGACGAACTCGACACACTCCGAGCGCAGTACGGCGACCTCAAAGACCTGTGCAGTGAACACAGCGCCGAGTTGGCCGCGACCCAGGTGCGACTGGAGGACGCGGACGCTGCGGTTACGCGACTCGGGGATGCCGCTGCCGACCTCGTGGAGAAGGCGAAGGTGTTCCGGGCCGAACGCGACGAGGCACGCAGCCTCGCCCGATACCTCCGACTGGAACTGATCGACGACGGCGATCCGAAAGACGTCGACCGCACCATCCGGGAGGTCGAACTCGACCTCGACGAGGACGACCCGCTGCCCGGCTGGCTCACCGACGAACCGCAGCCCGGACCCGGGCCGACGCGACACGGCCACGACGGGGCACAGACGGCACAGGAGCCAGCCACAGCGCCCCACAGCACGCCCACGGACACAGACGCCACCCGACACGCGGAAGCCCCGCAGAACGGCGCTACGGACCTCCGTACCCCGCAAGCCTGGTGCGACCGCTACGGACTCGACATCCGCGACACCGACGGCTGGCGAGGCAAGGACGCACTCTCGTGGGAGACGCCGATCACGCTGCCCGACTTCTGGCATCGCTTCGGCCAATCCACCGTCAGCGGCATCACCACCACCGACTACGACCGCATCATCGCCGACGTACGCGCGGCCAAGGCAGACGGGACCGACTGATGCGCATCCACCTCGACTACACGCGCTCCATCCGCTGCCACCTCGGCCGCCACGACCAGGGCGACGCCGAACACGGCTGCCAAGGCGGATTCCGACCCCTCGGCAGCGGTTGCGCACGGTTCTGCGCCTGCGATTGTCACGACCGGCCCAGCGGGTTCATCCAGTTCGACGAACCGCTCACCGAAGCCCAGGCCGAAGACCTCAAGCGGCGATTCCTCGAAGCCCAGAAGACGCAGCCGATCCGCTGGCTCGACGACGAAGACCCGGCCGCGCTCTGGGCCGCATACGACGACGCCGTCGAACGCGGCGACACCGTCACCACAGCGCCCCCCGACGACGACGGGAGCGGGACGTGAACGCCAGACCACACGACCCCCAACCCGTCGCCGGCACACACGCCCGCGGGGCGGAGGCGTGGCCGTGACCCGCAGCCCCGACCGCGCCTGCCACGGCAAACAGCCGCACGCCACCCGGGCAGCAGCCACAGCGGCACTGCACGCGCTAGCCCAGAACCGCCATGTGAACCCGCGTGAACTGCAGGTATACCGGTGCCCGTTTTGCGCGCAATTCCACTACGGACACCGCATTAACCAGCCGAAAGGACGGAAGTAGCATGAGCTACGACATCTGGCTTGAGATCGACACTGGCGGCGAATACGCCGCGCAGCTCACCGAGGCCTGGAACCCCACCTACAACCTCGCACCCATGTTCACCGAAGCCCTCGGCGACTCCATCCGGACCCTTGACGCCAAGAATGCCGGAAGCGTCACCGCGCAGATCCAGCGAGCCATCGCCGACCTGAAGGCGAGGCCCGAGCACTACGATGCCATGGCGCCGGCCAACGGCTGGGGCAGCCGCGACGGCGCGATCACCGTCCTCGGCTGGATCGCGGACGCCTGCGTTGCCCACCCCAAAGCCACGATCCGGGTCAGCTGACTGCGCTACCAGAGCCCCGTGCCCACCCGGCCACGGGGCTGTACCATGCAAGGAGGTGTCCGCATAGCGAACGGAAGTGTCCGATGCCCGAACCCGTGGCCCAGATCGCCGCCCAGATCGCCGCGCCGGTCGTCTCCGCGCTCCTCGAGGACCTCCACGCCGCCGCCAGCAACGAAATCACCCGCCTCGAAGCCGCAGCCCCCGCACGCATCGCCGCCGCCGAACAGGACGTCCAGGACTACGTGGCCGACCTCCACGCCACCCTCCACCGCCTCGTCGCCCGCATCGGAGGCGCCCGCGCCAACGTCACCACCGCGGTGAGCCCGGGACCTACCGCCGCGGAGACCGGCACCTCTACCGCCACCTCCGCACCCACCACCGCCACCACCACGCAGGCCACGGACCCCGCCGCCGCGAAGACTAAGGCCAGCTGATGGCCGACATCACCGAGCGCGAGCAACTCGTCCACGACGACCCCGAACTCGCCGAGCAGATCCGCGAAGGCATCGCTCAGGCCGAACGCGGCGAAACCATCGACCTCGGCAGCTTCGCCCAGTACCTCGGCGACGACGAACCGGAGGCGACCGAATGCGCGGCCTGACCGCCGAGTGGTTCACCCACCACCGCAGCCGCATGGCCTGCTGGCACCACGAACGACCCGAAGAAGCCCTCGAAGACATCCGGCGCATGGAAGCCGAAATCCTCGAACTCCTCGAACAACGCAGCACCACCCCCACCAGCATCAGCATCTACACCACCCTCGAAGGAGCCCCCATGACCACGTTCGCCCCCGGCCAGACCATCACCTTCACCGCCGTCAGCGACAACGCCGAAGGCCAGCCCGTCGCCGACACCTACACCTGGTCGACCACCACCGGCACCATCGTCGACGGCGCCGACTCGACCACCGTCACCATCTCCGACGCCCCCCTCGGCGACCTCACCGTCACCGCCACCGACCCCACCGGCCTCACTGGTGAAGTCACCGTGACCGTCGCCGACCAGACCCCCGCCAGCGTCACCGTCACCGCCAGCTGACATGTACAAGCGCCCGCCGGAGACAGCCGACTGCGACATGTGCGTCGGCAACCGCCAGCTGCTCAACCAGCTGCTGGCGGACGTCGCCGCGCTCAGCGAGAAGGTGACCGAAGGACGCGCACCGGCAACCCGCCAACGCCACTACGTCATGACCCTCCAGAGTGGCGACGGCGGCGAGCCGTACATCTACGGCACCGTGAGCGGCCCGCTCTGCGGCTACACCGACGAGGACGCCGCATTCGAGACGATCCGGCGCGCAGCCTGCGAGAAATTGACCGGGCTGAGCGACCGCGAGTGGACACCCGAGAACTCCGCGGTGCTGTTCTACCGACTGGTGGAGGACGCGTGAAGCGCTACTGGCTCGCGTGGTTCGTACTGACCTTCCCCGTCGGGTTCCTCGTGCCCGAGGTCATCGCGCTCGTCCGCGGCCGAGTCGACGACACGCTCTCCGGCGCGATCTGGGACCTCGAGCAGCTCACCCCAGGTCAGCCCATCGGACACTGGACCGCGTTCCACCTGCTGTTCATCGCGGTGCTCGGCGTCCTGTTCATCTGGCTGTTCTTCCACTTCGGCGAAGGATGGTGGCGATGAACGCCCCGACCCGACCCGCACGCCATGACTGGGGTGCACGTCATGACGAAGGCGATTAGCGGCGGCCAGCAGTGCGGCGGCCGCAAGCGTCAGGGAACCGGCCTGTGCGCGAAGCCGGCCGGGTGGGGAACGAACCACCCGGGGTTCGGCTCATGCAAGCTCCATGGCGGCTCTACACCCAACGCAGCGAAGGCCGCGGCTGAAGCCGAAGGCGTGTACCTACTGGGGAAGTTCGTCGGCGAGCGCAAGCCGGTGGACGACCCGTTCGCGGAGCTGCGCCGCATCGGCGCGCTCGCGCTCGCGTGGATGGAAGCCTGCCAGGACACCATCAAAGATCTGAAGAGCTTCCGGTACGAGGACGCCAAGGGCGCGGAGCAGCTGCGCAGCGAGATCCCGATGTTTGAGCGGTCCATGGACCATGCGGCCACGCTGCTCGCCACGATCGCGAAGCTCGGGCTCGACGAACGCGAGGTCGCCGTCTCTGAGGCGAAGGCCACGATGATGCTGCGCGCCCTGGAAGCCGGCCTGGCCGAGAACGGCATCAGCGGGCCGCAGGCGACCGCGGTCCGGCAGGCCACGAGCCGCCACCTGAGGATCGTCAAGGAGGCCTGAGCCGTGCTCGACGAGCTGGACATGCTCGCCGAGCGGCTCGGCGGGAAAGCCTCCGGTTACCCGACGCCGGGGCATCTCGCCCGCGCGCTCGAGCCGCGCACCGTGCAGACCACGGCGCTCGACGTCCTCGACAGCGCACTGGTGGACACGATCGACGGCCACCCGCGCCTGATCTTCACGATGCCGCCGCAGGAGGGCAAGAGCCAGCGCGTCTCCCGCTGGTACACGCTGTGGCTGCTGCTCGGAAACCCCGACCTGCGCGGCGGCATCGTTTCCTACTCCGACGCCCTGGCCCGCCGGTGGGGCCGCACCGTCCGCAACGACATCCGCGACCATCCCGAACTCGAGCTGACCGTGCGCGGCGATACCGCGGCCGCGAACGAATGGCAGCTCGACGGCCACGACGGCGGCCTGATCACCGTGGGTATCGGCGGGTCGCTCACCGGCCGGCCGCTCGACTTCGCCATCGTGGACGACCCGTTCAAGGGCCGCAAGGAAGCCCAGTCCGAGGTGCAGCGCGCCACGGTCACCGACTTCTGGAAGTCGTCCCTGTCCACCCGCATGTCCGAGGGCGCGCCCGTCGTGGTGATTCAGACGCGCTGGCACCAGGGCGACCTGGCCGGCTACCTCCTCGCCGAGGACCCGGACGAGTGGCGGCACATCAACATCCCGGCGCTGGCCGACCACAGCCCCGAGAAGGGCGAGACGGACGTGCTCGGCCGCGCACCCGGTCAGTGGATGCCCTCGGCGCGCGGCCGCACCGCGGAGGGCTGGCGCCGCCGCCAGAAGGACGCGGGCGCGTACGACTTCGCAGCCCTCTATCAGGGTCGCCCGTCGCCCGGCGAGGGCGGCGTCATCAAGCGCGACTGGTGGCGCTACTACACCGGCCAGCGCGCCGTACGGCGGGCAGACGGCACCTGGCACGCCCCGGGCGCCTCCGAGGTGCTGCAGTCCTGGGACCTGACATTCAAGGACACGAAGGGCTCGGACTGGGTCGTCGGCCAGGTGTGGGCCAAGTCCGGTCCGAAAGCATGGCTGCTCGACGAGGTCCGGGCCCGCGCCGGATTCCCGGAGACGTGCCGGCTGATCCGGGCGACTTCGGCGAAGTGGCCGCAGGCGTCCCGGAAACTGATCGAGGACAAAGCGAATGGCCCGGCGGTCATCGCGCAGCTGCGCACGGAGATCGGCGGCATCGTGCCGGTCACCCCGGTCGACTCGAAGGAAGCCCGCGTGCACGCGGTCTCCCCGTTCATCGAAGCCGGGGACGTCGAACTGCCCGACCCCAGCATCGCGCCGTGGATCGGGGAGTTCGTGGAGGAGTGCAGCGCGTTCCCGAACGGCGCCCACGATGACCGGGTCGACACGATGTCGCAGGCGTTGCATCAGTTCTTCCTCGGGCCGAAGCCAGGGATCAGGGTCCTGCGCTAGTGCTGCTGTAGCACGCACACCAAGAACATGAGCGCGGCGGCGACACGGATCGCGGTGCCGATCCACCGCCAGTGCCGGGCGGCTAGCAGGTCGCGCCAGACGGGGACGGCCGGGTCGGCCTCGTAGGCCCGTAGCGGCTGCCCGGTGGCGGCGTTGGGGCCGGTGATGGTCGCCATTAGGCCACCAGCCCGAACAGGCCGCGCGTGCGGGCGTAAGCGGCGGCTCCGGCGTGCAGGTCGCGGATGTCGGCGTACCGGGCGACGTGCCAGACGCGGCCGCGCAAGATGACCCGACCGCCGTGCGCGTCGGGCTCGGTGCCGTGGTTGCTGCGGTAGGTGGCCGCGATCTTCCGGCCCGCTGCGGACTCGTACTTGCCCACGAACTCAGGGTCGCAGCCGATACCGACAAGGTAGTCGCGTACCAGGATGTGGCCGGTGTTCGCGGCGGCGATCAGGGCGCGCTGCTGGTGGCCGATGACGCGGGTGCCGTACTCGCGGGAGGTGGCGCGGGCCAGCGCGCGGGCCTCGCAGCGGCGCAGCGCCCGGCCGGTCAGCCGACGGACGCACTCGCCGCGAGCGGGCCGGTCCGACGCCGGGCAGACGACCCGGGCCACGGCCGACGGCGCGATCACCCAGCGGCCGTGGCGCTTCGACGCGGCCAGTTGGCCGGTGCGGCACCAGGCGCGGACCGTACGGACGGTGACGTGGGCGGTGGTGGCGGCTTCGGTGGCGGTGAGCGTGCTGGTCATTGGCGTCTCCCTCGCCTTGTTCTGTAAGTACAGAGTACTGCCGCTGTAAGTACAGCACAAGGGGGATCCGCTACCGAATCGTACTTACATGTGGGAGACTGGAGCATGACCAAGCAACCCGCCGGCCCCACCCCCGTTCGCAACGTCAGAGTTTCTGACGACGTGTGGGAAACCGCCTTGGCCAACGCGCGCGCCGAAGGCAAGACCATCACCGAGGTCATCATCGGCTGCCTCAAGCGCTACAACGCTGCCACCGCTCGCCGCCAATCCAAGGAGTCCGACGAATGATCCCCATGCGCGTAGCCGCCATCAACGGCCTCGTCCTGACCTACGACGTGGACGACGTCGAAGACGTGAAGATCAGCACCCCGAACGACGCCATCGAAACCACGCAGCCCGACGACACCGCACGGCACTGGAAGCTTGGCAAGTCCCACCTGGACCTGCACATCGACTTCAAGGAGGGAACGCGGGCACGCTGGGTCGATCAGGCCACTGCCGCGCTCCCGGACCTCCGCCGTGGCGGCGAGACGCTGCGGGCCGCGCTCGACGCCGAGGGCATCCCGGCCGACGTCGCCTCACGGATCTGGAACCGGTTCTTCTACGGCCAGCCATGGGGCCTCGACATGCCGCCGATGACGCCGGAACAGGCCGACGCGTGGAAGGAGCAGGAACTGGCCGCACAGACGTCTCCGGACGGACAGTCGCCTGTCGAGCAATTCGCGGCCGCCATGGACTCGGTCATGCTGGCCTCGGCCCGGCGCCACTTCGGCGACAAGATGGCCGACCGCATGAAGGAGCGGATGGGGATGGAGGGAAAGTGACGTGACCACTGCCCTGATCGTGATCCTGTTCATCTGCCTGGCGCTGATCCTGGTGTGCATCGCGGGGGCCTGGTACGAAGCCCTGCGCGGACCCGACCACTACGTCAACGGTGTCAAGCACAAGGGACTGACGTGGGAGTGCGCCAAGTGCAAGCGTGGAGAGGCCTGACGTGAACATCGCCGGCATCGTCATCGTGGCCGTCGTTGCCGCCGCCGCCATCGGCGTCAACGTCCTCGGATACAGCACGTGGCGGCTCCAGCGGAAGGTGTTCCGCGAGGAGCGCGAGCGCTGGCGGCGTGAGGGCGGCTACCGTGGCTGACGTGGACATCGCCGAGTTCCTGACCGTCCAGCTGGACGCCGATGAGCTGTGGGCGCGCGAGGCCAGCCGGCGCGGCGACAACCCGGTGCCAGACGGCGGCGTCCACTGGCAGTGGGTGACCGACGATGACGAGGTAGTCGAGCTCGACACGAACACCATGGAGTACGTGGACGAGGGCTACCGCATCAGCCTGCGCAGCCGCGAGGAGTTCCCCACCAGCTACGGCAGGACGCTGCCACAGTTCGCGATCAGCGCCGCCGAGGAAGTGCAGATCGCGGTCGGCGGCCACATCGTGCGCCACAGTCCGGCCCGCGTGCTCGCCGACATCGCGGCCAAGCGGCGGATCGTCGAGGAGTACCACGCCGCACGCGAGAACTGGCGCCACGGCGCGGGCACGATGGGCACGACCGAGGAGATCGCCCGGGCCACCGAACGCAGAGACGTCCTGGAGTTCGCCGTACGGCTGCTCGCCGCCCCGTACGCCGACCGTCCCGGCTACAACGACGCCTGGAGGATCAATGGCTAAGCACGACTGGGTTCCCGGCCGCTGGTATCGCGTGCTCCAGCCGGACGGCTCCCTATGGATGGAGACGTCGGACCGGGAAGAGGCGCAGCAGGAGGCCGAGGCCAAGGGTTGGCCCGTGTTCCAACTGTGGCGCTGCGAATCAACCAAGTGGCGCCCGGTAGAGGCTGCTGGGAGGATCGATGGTTGACCGCCTTGCAGCCGTCGCCGTCGGCCCATCCCGCCACGACCCGGGCCCGATGGCCATCCGCTACGCCGCGCCCGTCTGCGAAGTTTTCGCCTACGCCCCGCCAGCCGAGCCGGACCCGGAGCGACCGTGGCGCGGATACGCGATGTACCCCGAGGACGTACTGCGCGCATTGGCGGACGAGCGCTCCCTACGCTTCCTCGCCACCCAGTTGGCGTGGCTCGGGATCGACGCATTCGCTTTCCGATCAACAACATAAGAGGCAGTATGTGGATTGATCGGCTCAGGGAGGCGCCGCGGATTCCGGTACTGATCAACCGGGATCCGCGAGACACTGGAGCATGTCCGACTCGCCGTACAGCCCCCTGCCGAAGTTCGTGATCCCCGCCGATCACCCCATGCTTGATGCGTCCGGGTTCGTTGACGCCTACGCCGTCGGCTACCACGCGCTCGAGCACCCGGCCGGCCAGTCCGCGGGCGAACGAGTGGCCGCGATCCTCGACGACGCGGGCTTCGGCGACGCACTGCCCGAGCCGGGCGCCGAGATACCGCACGTGCCCGAGCGCCGCGGTGCGCTGGAGTCACTGGCCGACCTCGCCGCGCCGCTGATCGCTTCCACGATGTACTCCATGACGATGGTCACCAAGATGGCCCACGTCATCCCACTGACGCCGGAGCTCGCCGCCGAGGTGGCCGATACGTCCGAGGCGCAGGCCGCAATGGTGCGGCTGCTCAACGGAACTGCGACACCGGAGGAGAAGGCGGCAGCCGAAGAGCGTCGAGCCGCATGGCAGGCCGCCCGCGACTAGCGCCACGCCGAGGCCGTAGCCGACTGGGAGGCGACCCACGCCCGGTACGCCGACAATCCGGCCGTGCTCGCGGTGCTCGACATCCACCAGCCCGACGAGGATGGCCGGTTGGAGTGCCAGCATCCGTACTTCGGCTGGGAGTCCGACGCCGAGGACTGGCCGTGCAGCACCTACGTGGCGATCAGGGATGCGGTGAGCTGACCGCGCCTCCCCGCTATCCCGCTACCCTGGCACCGTGGCCGGTAGTGTAAGCGGACGCTGAGCGCACAGGCGTTCCCCGGTAGCACGGCACGCGGCAGGAGACTGCGACCCCGGCGCGGGGGCGTGCCAGAGCGGTTCGAGTCCGCCACGCCGCACACCGTAGCCCCCGCCACCACCAGGTGACGGGGGCTACCTCACGCACTCGCCACCGCATACCCAGCGAGCACATCCGACCGCTGGTACACGTCCGCCGCCGGGCCGCCCTTCCCGCGCCGCTCACCCACCCGCACGACCAGCCCGCGATCACGCCACGAGTCCAGATACTTCTGCACCGTCCCGCGACCGCCCGGCAGCCCCGCAGCCGTCGCCTCCGTGCCCACATCCCGGTACGTGAACCCGTCCGGCAGCCGCTTCAGCACCTCCCACATCGCCCGCCACGCCTCCGACTCGAACGGCGTGCCGTCCGGGTAGGTCGGCACCGACCGCAGATGCGTGCCGCGCCAGCCGGCCACCGGCCCCGGCGCATCCTCGACCGGCTCGCCACCACCGCCCGGGCCCGGCACGATCGGCGGAGGCGCCACGAAACCGGCCCGCACCGAATCGACGATCCGATACCGCTCCTCAGCCACGATCCGATGCGTCCGCACCCGAAACGGCTTACGCCCGGGCAGCCCCTTCAGGTAGCCGATGCCGTTGAACTCGTCACCCACCGGGATCTCATGCGCCGGGAACTGCTTCGCCATGCCCCGACCGAGAATCGTGTCGACCTGCTCAGGCGTCTCGCACCGCAGCGCCAGCTTCATCGGCACCATGTCCCGGATCGCCGACGGCACGATCGTCGACTCGGGCTTCTGCGTGTCGTACACCCCGAACACGCCCACCGCGCGGCCGCGCGCCGCGATATCCCGCAGCTTCAGGATGAACTTGCTGCGGGCCTTCGCGTTGTCGTAGTTCGTGAAATAGGCGAGCTCGCCGATGAACAGGGCGATGCAGTCGAGCTCCATTTCCTCGGCCAGCTCCCGGGTCAACTCGGTCGCCCGGTATTCCTTGAGCAGGTCAGCGCGCTCTCCGATGTGCTCCTGCAGCGCCTCGAGGAATCCGATCGCGGCAGCCATGTCGGGCCCGCAGTGCTGGTGCGCGACGTCCTCGAAGATGACCAGTTCCCGGCCCGACCCGTCGATGGTCCACAGTTCGCAGTCCACTGCCTGCGCCACGTGGCACAGGGGAGCGGCGACGGCGTTCGACTTGCCGGAGCCCGGCGAGCCCGCGACGAGGATTCCCGGCGTGCCAGCCAGGATCACGGTGACCTCGGCGCCGTCGTCGTCCACGCCGAGCTGCATCGGGTCCCAGATCGACACTGACCGACCCGGCGCCTCCACGGCCGGGTGCGCGCCGGGCCGGGGCAACTCCGCGACGGGCACGTTGTTGACCGAGAACACCACCTGATGCGACCCACGCCCCTGCGTCAGCGTCAGGCCGCCCGCCACGATCCGCAGCGTCGCCGCGATCTGCTCCTGCCGCGCCTTCACCGACCGGAACGCGACCGCCGCCGGCAGATCCACCGTGAGCGTCCACCGGTCACCGCTCGGCACCGACGGCGCGTCGTTCACGACCGCTCCCGGGAAACCGTTCACCGCGAGCGCGTGCACGACCTCCAGTGAGAGCGGATGCTGACCGGTCCCGTTCGGCGGCGGGGTGAAGTAGAGCGGCTGAGCGGTCGAGTGAGCGAGTTTCGCGACCGCTCGGATCCGCTCGGTCTCCCGCGCGTGACCGGTCGCCCGCGCCTGGTGGATCGCGGCCGCGTGAGCGATCGTCCCGCCGAACGTCGCGACGATCCCGGCGACCCATGACCCGGCGGAGAGCGCTCCGAGCCAGACGGTGGCCCCGACCGCAGTGAGGGTGAGCGCCATCCCGAACGCCGTACCGATGATCTTCCCGGCGTGGCCGGCGAAATCCGCCGCGGCATCCGACGGCGACGACGGGTTCGAGATCGCGGCCAGCGAGCCGATGCCGGTCCCCGCCGAGAACGCCAGCCCCAGGCCCAGTCCGATCCCGCCGGCCAGGGCGTGGTGCGGCAGCAGGTGCACCAGCGACGCACACCCCTCCGCCACCGCCACCACCAGCGGCGTGAGCAGCACCGCCTTGTACGCCAGCGCGCCCTCCACCATCCCGGCGACGGCCTGCTCGGCGATGCGCCGTGGGTAGTGCTCGATCGGCGAAACCGCAGGCGGAAGCGGCAGCAGCTGCTCGAGCACGTGCATCTGATGTGATGTGAGGGGCGCGCGCTGGGCCGGTATCCGGCCGTAACCGGCGGGAATGTGGTCGTGCGGGCCGGACATCACATCACGTGTCGTGCGGCGGGTCACGGCGCCGCCGTCCCGGCCGCGGCGACGCGCGCTGCCTTCACCTCGGGGTGGCGGTCCTCGACGTCTTTGCGGACGCGCTTCGCGGTGGGCACGGACGGCTCCGCGTAGACGGGGGCCAGCTGTCCGGCGGCGATCAGCCGGGCGACTTCCTCGGCGAGAGCGTCCCGGTACGCGTTCTCGGTCGGCCGCCGACCGGTCGCGTCCTGCACGGCCACGTAGACCGGGTGACCGATCTCGACCCACCGCTTCACGGTCGTGCGAGCGCTCGCACCGGACGCCGGCTGAACGGTCGGTGCTGGCGGCCGGTGGGCGGTCGCCGGGGCGGGTGAGCGGTTGGTGTGAGCGGTCGCGGGCGCCGGTGTGAGCGGTCGGGCCGCGACGGCTGGCTGAACGGTCGCTGGAGACACGGGGGGCGCCTGGACGGTGGCCGACTGAACGGTCGCCGTCTGCTCCGGTTCGGCGGCCTCGACGGCGGCCGTCCGGCGGCCGTGGCTGTCGGCGAGGCGCCCCTGAAGATGCAGCAGACGCTCGACGATCAGCGACGGCCACGCGCCCACGAACGTGAGCACGATGTCCGACGCGGCATACGACCCGAGGTGCACCGCGCGGAACACGGCGTTGCCCGCCATCGACATGGCCAGGCCGAGCCGCGCGTTCCAGACCGCGGTACGCCGGGCCCGGTGACCCTCCGGCAGGAGCATGGCGATCAGGGTCGAGGTGACCGCGTAGACGTCGATCGAGATCGGCAGCAGCCACGGGTGCGCGATGCCGACGAGCGCGCCGAGACCGGTGAGTCCCTGGAACGAGACGGCGGCTGACGCGGCGAGGGAGATCGGGATGCCGACGGCCGCGACTCTGCGCACAGAGCGGGGCGTGCGTACGGACGGCGCTGATTCGTCGAGTTCTGGTCCTCGTCGCGGGCCGTTCTGATGGTTATCCTCTTCGACAGGCATTCGTCGCTCCTGGTTAGCGGCGGGTGTTCAGGTCCCTGGGAAGCGGCGGAATCGCTGACCGGGGACCGTTTTCGTCGTGCGCGGGGTATCCAGGGTACTGCTGCGGGCTCGTGGTTGAGGGGCGCATTACCGGGACGCGAAAGCCCCCGTCAGCATCGTGACGGGGGCTTTCTGTCGCCCGGAAAGCAAGGATGGCCGCCCACGGAGGTAAGCGGCCATGCCCTGTGCGCGCCGGCTGATCAGGCCGTCACGGCTTCCGGAGGAGGTGCCCCGCCCCGGCTCGAGGTCGTTGGTCCGGCAGGACTTGAACCTGCGACTCCCGCCTTATCAGAGCGGTGCTCTACCAAGCTGAGCTACGGGCCAAGGGCCCGGCATGGCGCCGGGCTTGTCTCAGCGTCCTGCCAGGAGCTACCAGGCCGACTTTCTGAGTCCGTGGCAGCGACGGGACTCGGACCCGCGACCTCCGACGTATGAAACCGGCGAGCTACCAACTGCTCCACGCTGCTGCATACACGGTAGCCGTCCGGGCCGCTAGGGGCTAGCGAGATCGGCCCACTTCCCAAACGGGCGCGCACCTGTACCATGGCATCAGCGTCCTATATGCGGACATGATCGTTCGCTATGAGGGCGCAGCCCTAGTCGGAGCAACGCCGGGAGGTGTCGCATGGCTGCCGCCACCGTGCCCGCGCACGCGCCCGCCATCACCCCCCCGTGGCGACGCGCCCGCGCAGCCCTGGCGCACGTCACCGCCAAGGGCAAGACGATGTGCAGCGCCGCCCGCGCCCGATACCGCAGGCCCGCGCTGCACATCGCCGCGTTCGGCGCCATCGACGCCTCCGCCTGGCACACCTTCGGCATCGGCGCCGGACTCGCCGTACTCGGCGGCTTCCTGCTGATCTGGGAGTTCCTCGGCGGCGACGAGTGAAGTCCCTCGTCGGCAGCATCGCGTCAGCAGCCAGCCGCAGCACCCCCGCCAGCAGCGAGCCCCCCGTCACCTACGCCCGCACCGGCATGGCCCCAAACACCCTCATGCAAGGCGGAGCCGACCCCGGCGCCTACATGCGCGCCTACGGCACCAGCGGAACCGTCTTCTCCATCGTCTCCACCCTCGCCCGCCAAACCGCGAAAAAGCAGTGGCACCTCTACCGCCAAGCCACCGAAGACGGCCGCCGCCGCTACACCACCGGCGACAAGGGCTCAGACCAGCGCACCGAGGTACTCAAGCACCAGGCCATGTCCGTCTGGAACCGGCCCAACGCGTTCATGACCGGGTTCATGCTCCGCGAGTACGCCCAGACCTACCTCGACCTCACCGGCGAGTCCTACCTGATCGTGCAGCGCGACGCCCGCGCGTCATTCCCCACCGGCCTGTGGCCCGTACGCCCCGACCGCATGGAACCCGTCCCGCACGCCACGAAGTTCCTCGCCGGCTACGTCTACCGCGGCCCCTCCGGTGAAGCCGTCCCGCTCCAGCCTGAAGACGTCATCATGACGAAGTACCCGAACCCGTACGACATCTACCACGGGCTCGGGCCGATCCAGTCGATCCTCGTCGACATCGACGCCGCGAAGTACTCGGCGCAGTGGAACCGCAACTTCTTCCTCAACTCGGCCACACCCGGTGGCGTGATCCAGGTCGACAAGCGGCTGTCGGACGAAGAGTGGGACGAGTTCACCAGCCGGTGGCGCGAGTCGCACCGCGGCATCGGTGCCGCGCACCGCGTCGCCGTCCTCGAACAGGGCGCCGTCTGGGTCCCCAACGCCCACACCATCCGCGACATGGACTTCGCCGGCCTGCGCAGCGTCAGCCGGGACGTCATCCGCGAGGCGTTCGCCATGCACAAGGCCATCCTCGGCACCAGCGACGATGTCAACCGCGCGAACGCCGAGACCGCCCTCGAACTGTTCGAGTCGTTCCAGATCACCGACCGGCTCGACCGGTGGCGCGACACCCTCAACTGCTTCTACCTGCCGATGTTCGGTGCCACCGGCGAGGGCGTCGAAATGGACCACGACGACGCGGTCACCGGCAACCGCGAGGCGGACGCGCTCGAGCTGAAGTCGAAGGCGGATGCCGCACAGGTGCTGGTGAACGCCGGATACGAGCCGCACGCGGTGCTCGAGACCGTCGGGCTGCCGGACATGGAGGTCGTGGAGGAGGCGACGCAGGCCCCTGCGCTGCCTCCGGCGTGGGTCCCGGCGCTGCCGCCAGCGCCCGCGACCCCTGCGGCCCCGGCCGAAGGCGAGCAGGGCACACAGAACCACGGGCGCCGCGCCATCCTCGCCGCCGCGTCGCAGACCACGATCGACCTGTCCCAGATGGACGCGCAGCACTCCCGTGCCTCTGCGTCGCTCGCCGCCGACTACCAGCGACAGATCACCCCAGTGCAGCGGCAGCAGCTCGTCGACCAGATCCGCCAGCTCGTCGCCGCCGGAGCGATAGCCGGACTCGGCACGCTCGCGCTGTCCACCATGTCTGCGAAGTCGCTGATCCTCGCCGCGATGGTCGACTTCGGTGCCGCCTCCGCGCAGCAGGCGAGCCGCGAAGCCAAGCGGCAGGACGCCGACGCGCAGCCGGTACCGCCGCAGCAGCAGAACCTCGACGCCGTCGCCGAAGCCACCGCCGCGCTCCTCGCCGCCGAACTGGCGACCGCGGCCGGACGCGAGGCGACCCGTGCAGCTGGTGGCACCGCGACCCCCGATGCTGACGCCGTCGCCGAGCACGTCGCCGAGTTCCTCAAGGGACTGTCCGACGCCGGTCCCAAGGCACACCTCGCTGGAGCGCTCGCGGCCGCGCAGAACCAGGCCCGGCACGCCACGTTCACCGCCGGGCCTCGCTGCGAACTCGTGGCCAGCGAGGTCAACGACCGCAACACCTGCGGGCCCTGCGAAGCGATCGACGGCCGCAGCTTCGGCTTCTCCGACGACCCCGCGGCAGTCGACGCCGCGGCCGCCGCGTACCCGACCTCCGGCTACATCGCCTGCGAAGGCCTGGAACGGTGCCGCGGCGCCCTCGCGGCGGTCTACGACGCGAACCCCGACGACGGACCGAACAACTGGGCCCCGTCCTGGTTCCTGCACGACCTACCGCCCCCGGTCCACGCCGCCAACGGCCACCACAAGACCCCAGCAGGCGCCCGATGACCAGAAAGGAGGCGGCACGGTGAAGACCTACCCCATGGCGTGCCACATCCGCGCCCAAGCCAACGCGACCCGCATCGACGTGTACGACGAGATCGGCGACGGCGGCATGTTCGGCGAAGGCTGCTCCGCGAAGGACTTCGCGGCACAGCTGGCCGGCGTCACGGGCCCCCTGGACGTGCACATCAACTCGTATGGCGGCTCCGTCAAGGACGGCATCGCCATCACCTCGGCGATCCGGTCCCACAACGGTCCGAAGCGCACGATCGTCGACGGCATGGCCTGCTCGGCCGCCTCCGTCATCATGCAGGCCGGTGACGAGCGGATCGTGCAGCCCGGCGCCATGGTCATGATCCACGACGCGTTCGCTGGCGTCGTCGGGAACGCCGCTGAGATGCAGCGTGCCGCCGACGAGCTCGAGAAGTTCTCCGACAACATCGCCAAGGTCTATGCCGACCGGGCCGGTGGCACACCGGAGCAGTGGCGTACCGCGATGCGCGCGGAGAGCTGGTACACCGCCAACGAGGCCGTGGACGCGGGACTCGCCGACAAGGTCGGTACCGGCGCCGCGGCGCTCCCGGGCGAGCTGGACCTATCCGCGTTCGCGTCGGTGCCGGATCGGGTCATGGCGCAGCTGCGCGAGATGCCGCTGCGCCAGCCCGCCGCCGCGTACCAGCCGCAGCCGTACGAGCGCGAGTCCTGGGAGAACGTGCTGTGCCCGGTGTGCGGCTGCTACTCCGACGACGACGCGAAGTACTGCGGGCAGTGCGGCGTGATGCTTGCTGGCCGCGACGACGTCGCCAGCGAGCGCGCCGTGGGCGACGGTGACGGGTCCGACGGCGCGATGAACGCAGCCGGCCAGCAGGTCGCCAACGCCGCGCTCGAGTACCTGCGCCGTCAGGCCAAGCAGCACACACCCGCGGCCACGGCAACCGAGCCGACCGACGCCGCCTCGATCGACCAGTCCGACTGGGACGGACCCAAGGCCATGTCCATGGCCGCGAAGTCCGACGACCCGGCCGCGACCTACAAGGAGATCTGCGCCGGACGCCGCGACGGCGACCCCGCGACCCAGTCGTCGTGGGCGCTGCCCTACCGCTACCCCGGCAAGGACCCCAACGCCGCCGGAGTCCGCAACGCCCTCTCCCGCCTGCCGCAGACCCAAGGCCTGACCAACGAGGCCGCGGCCCGCGCGCTGCTCGAGCGGCTCATGAAGCAGATCAACCCCGACCACGACGGTGACGGCGCAGGCAACAGCGCCCCGTCGTGGGCCACCAACGAGACCGCGGCCCCTCCGGCGTGGCTCACCCAAGACCAGCCCGCCGCCCCGGCGTGGCTCAACCTCGCCAAGGAGGCGAACCAGTGACGACCATGACCATCCCCGACTCCGCGGCGGGGCTCGCCGAGGCGCTCAACGACCGAAAGATCCTCAAGGACCTCTGGGATTCCCCCGAGAACCTGAAGAACTTCATCGAGGGCTACGCCGACAAGACCGTCCACTCCTTCAAGGCCCAGGTCAAGGAGGAGGTCCAGCTCGGCATCGCGGAGTTCCTCAAGGCCAACGGCTCCGACGCCAAGCCGCCGGTCAACTTCGCCGGCGAGAGCCGCTCGCAGCTGCGCCCCCAGATCAAGGACCTGCCGTCCGGCGCCCGCAAGTCCCTCTACAACCGGCGCGCCCCCGGCGTGCGCGCCGACGGCATCTTCGATGACGCCGCGGAATTCTTCCGCGCCACCTGGCACCGGGCCAGCTCCGCCAAGGACTACCGCGACGTGCTGGCGCCGAAGCTGGCGAAGCTCTCGGAGATCCAGAACTCGTACTCCTCGGAGGTCCCGTCTTCCGGCGGGTTCCTCATCCCCGAGGAGCTCCGGAGCGAGATCCTGCAGCTGGCGCTGGAGACCGCGGTGGTGCGTCCGCGCGCGACCGTCATCCCGATGTCCTCGGCGCGCGTCCCGATCCCCACGATCGACGACACCTCGCACCAGTCGAGCATCCTCGGAG